AAAGCAGGTTATATGCAATTTATGACTTCAAATGGTTCTTCACTGGCTGAAAAAATGAGACTAGATTCAAACGGAAATTTTTTAGTTGGAACTACTGAAACACCTATTACATTATTGAGTGATGGACATTCAGGTTTTGGTGTTAGTGGTAATGATGATTATATGGTTTCATCTAGATTTAATGGTGCATCAGGATATTTCAAAAGAGAAAATAGTAATGGAAGTGTTTTAGAATTTTTAAGAGATGCTTCAGGTGTTGGAAGTATAACTGTAACAACAACTTCAACATCATTTAACACAACTTCAGACTACAGATTGAAAGAAAATGTAAATTATACTTGGGATGCAACAACAAGATTAAAACAATTAAAACCAGCTAGATTTAATTTTATAGCTGATGAAACAAATACATTGGTTGATGGATTTTTAGCACACGAAGTTTCAAGCATAGTTCCTGAAGCTATTACAGGTGAAAAGGATGGTGCAGAAATGCAAGGTATAGACCAAAGTAAATTAGTTCCACTATTAGTAAAAACAATACAAGAACTTGAAGCAAGAATAACAACACTAGAAGGTAGCTAGTTATGGCAATAAGTCAGCCTTATACAGTCGCAGTAAACGGAGGTTTAGTAGAATCATCTAATGTAATTGATTTACTTAAAACTCCCGGAGTTGCAAAAGACTTAAGAAACTTTGAGGTCTCTACAGAGGGTGGCTATAGAAGAATTAATGGGTATCAAAAGTTTGGTACTACAAGTGCCACACAACCTACAGGTGGTACAACAAATATACTAGGTGTATTTCCTTATGCAGATGGTGTAATAGCTACTGCAGGTACAGGAATATTTTTTACTAATGATGGACAAACTTGGGTAAATATAGGTAGAAGTTCTGTATCAAGTAGTGGTGATAATTATACTGCTTTTACAGGTAGAAGTACACTAACAAGAACTTCACAAGGTCAATGTCAGTTTACATTATTTGATGGAGCTACATTTGATTATGGTCAAGTTATTATAGCTGATGGTGCTAACAAACCTTACATATTTAGAATGGAAGGCACGGGAGTATTAACATCTAGAACATTCTTTGCAGAGGAAATAACTGTAACAGGAACAAAGGGTGTTAAATATGTTACAACTCACGATAAACATTTAATAGCTGCAGGAGTTGAAGATAATTTAAGCACTATATTTTTTAGTGCTACATTAGACCCTACAAGCTTTAGTGGTACTGGTTCAGGTTCTATAGTAGTAGAAGACCAGATAGAAGGAATCAGAGGATTCCGTAATGAGTTATTTATATTTTGTACAAACAGTATATTTAAATTAATAAATATAAATGATTCAAGTAATATAGCCATAGTACCTGTTACAAAAAATGTTGGTTGTTTAAGTGGTTATAGTATTCAAGAGATTGGTGGTGACTTAATATTTTTAGCACCAGATGGATTAAGAACAGTTGCCGGTACTGCAAGAATCGGAGATGTCGAGTTAGGTACAGTTAGTAAAGCTATACAACCTTTAGTAACAAACTTAGCAGAAAACATAAATTCATTTGTAATAGATAGTGTTGTATTACGAGAAAAATCACAATACAGATTATTTTATACAAATACAAGTTTAGAACAAACACAACAAAAAGGAATTATAGGAACATTAAGACCAAATGGATTTCAATGGTCAGAGACAAGAGGATTAGAAGTTACTGCTATAGGTTCAGGATTTGATAATAATAATGTAGAACAATATTATCATGGAGATACAAATGGTTTTGTTTATCAACACGATACAGGAAATAGTTTTGATGGTAGTAATATACTAGCTAGATTTGAAACACCTAACTATGATTATGGTGATTTAGGAACATTAAAGACTTTACATTATCTTAGAGTATCAGCAAGTTCCGAAGGTATAACAGAACCAGATGTACAAGTTAGATTTGATTATGGTAATACAGATGTTCCACAACCACCAGACTTATTTGATTTAGGAGTTATTAATCCACCTTCAAAGTTTGGCGATGCATTATTTAATACAAATGTATTTGGTGGTGGAGATAATCCTTTAATAAGAGTTCCATTACAAGGAAGTGGAACAAGTAACAATTTTACAATTATAAGTGATGACACAAAACCACCATATACAATAAATGGTTTTTATGTAGATTACATACCTTCAGGCAGGAGATAAAATATGGCAATAACAAAAGTTTCAGCATCTTTAGTAGATTTAGATGGTGGCGTAGTAATTAATGAAAGTTCAGCAGATGCTGATTTTAGAGTTGAGTCTAATGATAAAACACACATGTTATTTGTTGATAGTGGTAATAATAAAGTAGGTATAAATTCTTCAAGTCCACAGACAACCTTTGTAGTTCAACATACAGATGGTGGTATTGGTATAGAATTTTCTATGGGAGACCCAGTAAGTTTTATACAATGTTATAACAGAACATCAAATGATTATGCTTCATTATCAATAGATGCTGAAGATATAAGATTCCGTACTAATGATGGTACAGAAAGAATGCGTATTACAAGTGCTGGAAAAGTTGGAATAGGAATGACTAGTCCAAATGCTACTTTAAATGTAAATGGAACTATACGAGCAGAAAATGAAAGATTTTTAGCAGGTAGAGAAGATGCTTCTGCACCAGCATACTCATTTCATGATGACGCTGATACAGGAATGTTTAATATTGCAAGCAATATCCTAAGTTTTTCAACAGCAGGTTCAGAGACTATGAGACTCACAAGTGCTGGTCTGTTACAACTGGGTACAGCTATAGGAAACAGCACATACGCAGGTTTATTTAATGGCGTAAGTAATGTTGGCACTGGTGCAATCATTCAAACCAGAAATGGTGATGGTAAAAAACATTTTATGCTTAGAGGTGATAATAATGTTGAGTATGGCTCTATAGGTTTATCATCTGCGACTGGTTCAGGTGCATTACAACTACAAGGTGAAGATACTATAGTTTTTAATACAAACACTGATACCGAGAGAATGAGAATTAATAGTTCTGGAAAAGTTCTTATAGGAACTACAAGTGGCGTAAGAGGTCAAGAAGATTTATCAATCGATGCTGGTTCAGATGCTATTGTAACAAGAACTGCAGGTGCTGGACTAATAGTAAGAAAATCATCTTTTGGTAATGGATTTTTATGTTTGTTTGAAAATGACAGTGCAACAGCAGTAGGCTCAATTACATCAGGTGGTTCTTCAACAGTTTATAACACATCATCTGATTATAGATTAAAAGAAAATATAGAAACCATGCAAAATGGTTTAGAAAGATTAAATAAATTAAATCCAGTAAAATTTACTTGGAAAGAAACAGGTGAAGAAGCTGAAGGATTTATAGCACATGAAGTTGATGAAATATTTAGTGACTGTGTTTATGGTGAAAAAGATGGTAATGAAATGCAAGGTGTAGATTATGGAAGAATAACACCATTGTTAGTAAAAGCTGTACAAGAACTAACAGCAGAAGTAGAAGAATTAAAAACAAAATTGGAGAGTAAATAATGGCAGGATATACAAGACAAAGTTCTTTTGCAGATGGAGATACAATTACTGCTGCGTTATTTAATAATGAATATAATCAGTTAGTAAATGCATTTAACAACTCAACAGGACACTCACATGATGGAACAACAGCTTCTGGACCAGTTATAGGATTAATTGGTGATGCAGGAGAAACTTCTCCAAACAACAAAGTCTTAATAGACACTACAAATAATCATATTGAGTTTTATGTAGAAGTATCTAGTAGTTCAGTACAACAATTATATATAGCAGATGGTGCTATAGTTCCTGTAACAGATAATGATATTGACTTAGGTACTAGCTCTCTTGAATTTAAAGATGCATTTTTTGATGGTACAGTTACTACAGATGCTTTAGTTGCTGATACTGCTGATATTAATGGTGGTACTGTTGATGGTGCTACTATAGGAGCTAACTCAGCTTCTACTGGTGCATTTACTACTGTTACCACTACAGGTAATGTCGATGTAGGTGGTAATCTTACAGTAACAGGTACAACAACATTTAATGGTGGTACACTAACTTTAGGTGATGCTGATACAGACAATATTGTTTTTGGTGGTGAAGTAGATTCTAATATTGTTCCAGATGATGATAACACATATGACTTAGGTAGTTCTTCAAAAGAATGGAAAGATTTATATATTGATGGTGTTGCATATTTAGATGCTATAAACTTTAATGGCACAGCAATCACATCAACTGCTGCTGAACTAAACATATTAGATGGAGTGACATCCACAGCAGCCGAACTTAATATTCTTGACGGAGTAACTGCTACAACTGCAGAACTAAATATAATGGACGGAGTTACTGCAACAACAGCAGAACTAAACATTATGGATGGTGTAACTGCAACTACTGCTGAATTAAATATAATGGATGGTGTAACATCTACAACAGCAGAGCTAAACATACTTGATGGCGTTACCAGTACTGCATCAGAGTTAAACATACTTGATGGAGTTACATCAACAGCTACAGAATTAAACTTACTTGATGGTGTTACAGCAACTACAACAGAACTTAATTATGTAGATGTTTCAACAGTAGGAACTGTAGAAGCTTCTAAAGCTATTATTGTAGATGGTAACAAAGACTTTACAGGTGCAAGAAACATAACTATAACAGGTGAACTTGATGCAGCTACATTAGATGTATCAGGAGATGTAGACATCGATGGTACATTAGAAGCTGATGCTATTACAATAAATGGTACAACACTAGCAGAAACAATTAGTGATACTGTAGGAGCTATGGTAACTTCTAATACAGAAACAGGAGTTACAGTAACTTATGATGATAGTGATAATACTTTAGACTTTGTTATTGGAACACTTAACCAAGATACTACAGGTAATGCTGCAACTGCTACAGCTTTAGAAACTGCTAGAACTATTGGTGGTACAAGCTTTGATGGTACAGCTAATATTTCTGTAGCCTTGGCAGATACAGCTACAGCGTTAGCGACAGCAAGAACAATACATGGTGTATCTTTTGATGGTACAGCTAACATTGATTTATCAGAGGTTATTCAAGATACTGTAGGAGCTATGGTATCTAGTAATACTGAAAGTGGTATTACTGTAACTTACGAGGATAGTGATGGTACATTAGACTTTACAGTTGGTACATTAAATCAAAGTACAACAGGTAATGCAGCTACAGCTACAGCACTTGAAACAGCTAGAACAATACACGGAGTAAGTTTTGATGGTACAGCTAATATAGACCTAACAGAGGTTGTACAAGATACAGTTGGTGCTATGTTTAGTTCTAATACTGAATCAGGTATTACAGTTGATTATCAAGACTCCGATGGTACGATAGATTTAACAGTAGGAACTCTTAATCAAAACACTACAGGTTCAGCAGCTACTTTAACAACTGCAAGAACTATTGGTGGTGTAAGCTTTGATGGTAGTGCTAATATAGTACCTACAACATTTAATGCAGCTACATTCTCTGGAGATGTTAATGTAGATAGTGGTGTATTATTTGTTGATGTAAGTGAAAATAAAATAGGTGTCAATCAAACTTCACCAGATGTTTCACTAGACTTAGGTTCTAATACAGACTCAATACATGTACCAGTAGGTACAACAGCACAAAGACCTTCTTCACCAGCAGCAGGTTATTTTAGATATAATTCAGAAACAGGTAAGTTTGAAGGTTATACAACTGAATGGGGTGCAATAGCCGGTGGTGGTTCAGGTACAAACATGGACACCAATATCTTTACAGGTGATGGAAGTGATACAACTTTTACATTAAGCACAGCTCCAGACAGCGAAAACAATTTAATGGTATTTGTTGATGGTGTTTTCCAAGCACAAAATGTTTACTCTGTTTCAGGAACTACATTAACATTTGCTACAGCTCCTGCTAATGGTAGAGTTATTACAGTCTATCATAGCACAACAACTGTAGGTGGTTCTAATAACTCAATAGCTACAATGACTGGAGATGGTTCTGATACTACATTAACATTATCAGTTGCTCCAGTACATGAAAACAATGTATCAGTTTACTTTGATGGTGTTTATCAAAACAAAGATAGTTTTTCAGTAAGTGGTACTACTTTAACATTTGGAGTAGCCCCACCTTCAGGTGTGGCAGTAGAAGCTATAACTGCAACTAATACAAGTATTACAACAGCTACACAACTAAGTGATGCCGATGGTGATACCATGGTTCAAGTAGAAGAATCAAGTGATGAAGATAAAATCAGATTTGATACTGGTGGTACTGAAAGAGTTATTATAGATTCTACTGGTGTTGGTATTGGTACAAGTAGTCCAGATTCTCCTTTAGAAATTGATGGTGGTTCTTCAGCAAATACAGTCTTACATTTAACATCTACTACAGCAAATACTTTCTTAAAAATATCTGACTCAAATACTAATGAAGGTAACTTTATAGGTTGTACTACAGATGATTTAACTTTCTTTACTAAGAATACAGAAAGAATGAGAATGACAAGTAAAGGGTCAATAGGTATGGGAACTACTCCACCTACTGATACACATACTGGTTGGACACAACTTTTTATAGGTCAAAAAGGTTCAGTAATAAGTGAAAATGCTACAGGAGTTCATGGTCTTGATGGTACTTTTGTTACAGATAATATGTATGTTGATTCTGATACAGGTGCTTTTGCGTACATTGAAGCTAATGAATCTTCAGCTTACAGACAAGAAGCTGGTATTCACCAATTTTTTACACAAGCTAGTGGTAGTGCAGGAGCAGCAGTTACATTATCTGAAAAGATGCGTATTGATAGTACTGGTAATGTTTCTATAGGAACTACAACCACAACAGCACCTTTAAATGTTCAATGTGATGGCTCTGCAAGAGGTATAAGAATTATAGGTAGAGATAATGGTTCATCTGATGAGGCTGCCATTACTTTTGCTGACAATGCTAATACTACAACAGTAGATTTAATTACTGTTGGTAATGCTTTAACAATTTTTCAGGGAGGTAGTGAGACAGCTCGTCTTAATGCTGCAGGTAATTTGTTGATTGGAACATCAACAGATGTTGGTGTAGCAGGTGGTGGTATAAGACTTACATATCCAACAAGTGAAAGTGATGGGGATGTGTATTTTTCTGCTAATGGTGGTGGTTCAAATGCAAATCCATTTGTTTTAAAAGTTGTTTCACAAAATTTATATGATTCAGGTGTTGCAGCTATGTATGTTGGTAGACACTCAGGAAATTCTCGTTCTATTAATGCTGGTGGTACTGTAAATGCTTCAGGTGCAGACTACGCTGAATACATGAAAAAAGCTGATAGTTGTGGAACTATAGCAAAAGGTGATGTTTGTGGTGTGGATTCTACTGGCAAATTAACAGATGTATTTAATAATGCTATTTCTTTTGTCATTAAATCTACAGACCCATCATATGTTGGTGGTGATACTTGGGGTTCTGTTGATTTAAATTTAACAGATGAACAATACGAAACAGAAAGGCAGAAACATGACAGAATAGCATTTAGTGGTCAAGTACCAGTAAATATAACAGGTTCATTTAATGTGGGTGACTATGTATATCCACAAGCAAATGGAACAGCTATACAATGTGTAGCTAAAACAAATCCTACATTTGAAGAATATCAGTTATGTGTAGGAAAAATATGGGCAACTCAAAGTGATGGCAAACCTTTAGTTGCAGTAAAAATAGGATAAAAGGAGAATAAATATGGCAATAGGATATACTTGGGATGTTAACACTTGCGACACATACCCTACAAAAGATAGTAAAAGTGATGTAGTCTATAATGTACATTGGAGACTTACAGCAACTGATGATACTAATAAAGATAGCGATGGTAATAACTGGACTGCTACTACTTATGGTTCTCAGAGTGTTGACACTTCAGACCTTTCAAGCTTTATAGAATGGTCTAGCTTAAAAGCTAGTGATGTTCAAGGCTGGGTCGAAACAGCATTAACTGCTGATACTGTTACAGCTATGAAAACTGCATTAGATGCTGAGATAGCTGAAAAAATAACACCTACTAGCGTAACTAAAGTACTTAGCTAGTTATGGAACTAACACCTTATTTATTTTGGAATATCTTTATAACTTTGGTGTTAGCTCCCGTACTTTATGGTATTCGTGGTAATACTGCAGAAGCTAAAAGAATTGACATACTCTTAAATAAAACTCGTGAAGAGATTGCAAGAGACTATGTAACTAAACAAGAATTAAAAGATGACATGAATACTCTAATGGATAGAGTAGAAAAATTACACGAAAAGGTTGACAAATTATTTGAAGTAAAATGAAACGAGCAGTAATCATAATGATGACAGACAAACCTAAACTTCTTATGAAGCTGCTACATCGTGCAGGAAAAGATAATGACAAGAAAAGAAAAGAAAAAAAGAAGAAGTAAAAGAAATAGATATACTACAGGTGGTAGAATAGATATGCGTACTGGTGGAAGAGTGTCTAAATTTCATGGTGGTCCTCACAATGAAGATGAAGACAGAGAAAGATTTGAAAGACGACAAGAAGAATTAAGAGATAGATTTTCTGTTGATAGATTAGATAAAATACAACCTACTAGTGATGAGGGAAGCATTATTAATATTCCCGGTATTGGGGGTGGAGGTGATAATACCAGTGTTACAACTCCACTTAATACACAGATGAATAGACCTACTACTGCATCTCAAGATAGGACAGATAGAATTCAAAGAACTGCCAGTATGATAGAAGGTTCTGCTCAAGGTATGTTACCAGAAACAGCAGTAATTCCTACAGCAAAAGAAGTAGCTGGTAGAAATCCTGAAACAGGAGAACTTATAGTAAGAGACCAAGAACGAAACATTATGGATGCTCCTACCACTGTTGAAAAACAACCAGTAACTTCTGTAGGAGATGAACAAGTAACAACTGGAAGATTAAGAACTGCACAAACTCCTGCTGAAAGACAAGCTGCTCAGATAACTAGAGATGAATTAGATATAGTTCCAACTGATGCTCAAGTTCAAGTAGCAGAAGGTGATGTATCTAGAATAGCTGAAGCAGCCGGTGTAGAAAAAGTTAAACCTATTGAAGGTGCTCCTATTAATATACCAGCAGGTGCTTTGGCATCTAGAGTAACTGGAGTACTTAGTCCTGAAGCTAAAGCTACTGCAGCTAAAAATGCTGGTACAGATTTAGCTAGAGTTACTAGAGCTAAAAAACAATTAAGAAATGCAGGATTACAAGAAGATGCTATTGCTGAATTAGGTAGTAATCCTGAAGCTTTAGAAGATAGACTCACACAATTTACAGAGCAAGAAAGAGGATTAATAGCTGGATTACCAGAAGAAGCTTTAGTATCTAATCAGTTAGACAGTTTATTAAATGGTATTGAAGAAGGAGAAATACCTGCATGGGCTCAACCTGCTGTTGCTAGTGTAGAATCTATGTTAGCTCAAAGAGGTTTAAGTGCATCGAGTGTTGGTAGAGATAATTTATTTAATGCTATTATACAAAGTGCTATACCTTTAGCTCAAAGTAATGCTCAAGCTATACAACAAAGTGTAAGTCAACAAAGAAGTATTGAAGCACAGGTTGCTGAAGCTAATGCACAAAGAGAACAACAAGCAACATTAAGTAATGCTCAAAATGTATTTAATTTAAATATGGCTCAGTTTAATGCTGACCAACAAACAGAGTTAGCTAATAGTAAATTTTTACAAACTGTAAGTTTGACAGTTGCTAGTAATGAACAACAAGCAGCCATACAAAGTGCTGTATTATTATCTCAAGCTAATTTAGCTGAAGCTAATTTACAACAACAAGCAGAAATACAAAATGCTAAAAACTTTTTACAAATGGATATATCTAATTTAAATGCTGAACAACAATCTAATGTTGTTTCATCTCAATTAAATCAACAAAGAATATTATCTAATCAATCTGCACAAAATGCTGCTGCTCAATTTAACGCTGCTAATGAACAACAAAGAGACCAGTTTATGATGAGCCTTGGAGCACAAATGGAACAATATAACTCTTCTCAAAACAATGCAATGGAACAGTTTAATGCAACTCAAGCTAATGCAGCAGAAGCTAGAGATACTGCAAGAGAAGCAGACTTAAATAAATTTAGAGCACAATTATATACACAAGTTGACCAGTTTAATAGTCAACAAGATTTTGCTCGTAATCAATGGAATGCACAAAATGCTGCAGCAGTTGAAGCATCAAATGTACAATGGAGAAGACAAGCTAACACAATTAATACTGCTGCTCAAAATCAAGTTAATATGCAAAATGCAATGAATGCTTTTAATTTAAGTTCTAGGTCAATGTCTTTTTTATGGCAAGAATTAAGAGACCAAGCAGACTTTGATTTTAGAGCTTTTGAAAACGAAGAAACTAGAGCTGCTCAAATATTATCAACAGCTATTGCTAATGAAGGTAAGGCTGGACAAACATACGATGATAAAGTTTTATTTTTAATACAAGCACTTGCTAATAGTTTTTCATAAGAGGAATATAATGGGTAAATTAAGAAAGATAGGTAAAAAAATTAAAAAGGGTATAAAAAAAGTTTTTTCAAAAGCTGGAAAGTTTTTTGATAAATTAGGACCAATAGGTTCTGTAGCTTTAATGATAGCTGCCCCTTATGCTGCTAATGCTATGTTTGGTACATCCTTTAAAACTGTAGGAAGTATGTTTGGTAAAGGAGCTAGTCAAACTGCTGCTAAAACAGCAACTGATGAAATTGTAAAAGAAGGGATTAAAGATACTGTTACAGAAGGAGCAGTACAAGCATCTAATAAAATTATAGGTGAGACTGTAGTTACAGCACCAAGAATATCAAGTGCAGCAGGTAATATGGCTGATACACTTTTAAGTGATGTAAATATTACATCTTCTAATTTAAGTGAAGCTATGTCTGCAACTTTAGATGTTGGTAAAGCAGCTTCAAAAACAACAAAATTAGGTCAAGCATTTAATGTAACAGGTGGTCCAGTAAAAGAATGGTTTGGTGATGTTGGTACAGCTTTAAAAAATCATTACACAGATTTATTTACACCAGAAAATTTAAAAGAAGGAACTGTTAATTTAACTACAGGTTTAGTAGAGGGTGCTGTTATACAAGGTATAATGGGTGGAGATGATTCTGCAATGATGCCTAGAGGTGGTATAGTATCACCTATGGTAAATCAAGAACAAGCTCAAAATACTTACATGCAAGATATAGCACCTATGATGGCTGATTCTACTATGGAATCTTTACCATCTAATTATAGTGCTTTTTCTAATCAAGCTATATATAGTAATAGTAGTCCTGATTTTATAAAAGCATTTAGTATGCCATTATTTGAACAAGATATATTACCATTACCGAGAGTATAATATGAGAATAGAATCCAACGAAGATAAAATATTAAGAGAAGAAAAAGGATTAGATTTAGTTACTAATAATTTTAATAGACCTATTCCGGGTCAAAGTTTAACTAACTCTCCTAATACTCCTTATAACTGGGAAAAACCTTCAGAGTTTAATACTGTAAAAGATTGTCTTATGTATATATTTGATAATCTTTTAGAAGAAGAAGCATTTGAAAATTTAACTGCTGCTTTAGATAATGAAGTTCCTATTTTAGATTTAGCTTCTGCTATTTTATATACTGGATTCTTAGAAGGTAAATGGAATGCAGATTTAATGTTATTGTTATTAGAACCTTTAACTTATATGATTATGTCTATGGGTGAAATGTATGGATTAGAATCTGATGAGATGGTAATAAGTGTAGATGATAATCCTGCAGTAGATGACCCTGAAGTACAGTTAAGTACATTTAAACAAGCTATGGAAAAAGCTAAATTATCTACAGTTGAAAAAGATTTTAAAAAAGAAAATGTATTACCAGAAGAAATTAAAGAAAGACTAGATGAAGTACCACCTAGTCCAAGTTTGTTAGCAAGACAAGAAGGAGAATAAGATGAGAAGTTTACTAGATTATTTTAATCCAGACCAAGGAAGCTTTAGAGATATAGCTAGTAATTATTTTAGTGGTAGAAAAGAATCACAAAAATCTGGTAACAAATATTTATTAGGTGCACTTTTATTAGGTTTAGGAGATGTAAGAGCTCAAAAGAAAGCACAAACAAAGTATGATGAGTTTCAAAGGCTAGATACTGTTAATAGAGCTAAAGCTAAAAAAGAGTTTGAAGACTATACAAACTTTTTTGCTACTCACAAAACTTACACTAAAGATGGTCAACAGTCTTGGGAAGAAGGATTAAGAAGAGATATTGTTGCTAAAAATGGTACACTAAGAGAAGATAAAATTTTAGATATTTATAATACAGAAGCAAATTTATATCAAAAAAAATTAAATAAATTTTCACAAGGTAAGTTTGAAGAAGGTCTTAAAAAAGAAAAAACTTATGAAGAACTTCTTGCTCCTTATGAAGAAATATCTGCGAATGTAAAAAGAAAATTAAATCCAGATAACGCTAAGTTTTTAAAAAATGTTTTTGGAAATGCTTTTGGTATTAAAGAAAATGCTGATGATACTCTTAATAAATTTAAAACAGAATCAAATGATTATATTAATTCTTTTAATACAGCAGTATCTAATGTTCAAAAAACTTATAATTTTCAAGTAGATGAATATTTATCTGATGCTCAACAATTATTAAATAAAAAGAATGAAGTTCAAAATGAAATATCAAAAATTAATTCAAGAAATGAAGTTATTCCTACTGATTTAATTTTAAAAGCTCATGCTGTAGGTATTAATCCTTCAGGCTATAAACATTTAGATAATTTAGCTAAAGAAGATACAACTAAGTTTATAGAAGCTATAGAAGCTAAACGAGCTTTAAATAGATATGGTATTGAAAATAGTGAGATATATTTACGTCCTAGTCAACAAGAAATTATATCTGTTGTTATGCCAAACACTAGAGAAGAAATAGATATGGTAGAACAAGTTAATGATGAAAATAATAGAGCCTTAGTAGTATCAGGTATTAAAAATAATATTACTAGATTAAAAGGTTCTCAAAATACAGATGATAAACAAAGAGCTGTATTTTTAGAAAGACTGTCTGGTAACTTTACTTTAAATAATAAAAATCAAGATGCTTCAACAGATGGAAGTGCTTTATTTGTAGATAATGTAATTAAAGGAGCTGTTGAATTACAAAGAATTAATCCTGCTGAGTATACAGATAATTTTAATAAAGCTTTAGAAGATTCTTTTGAAATACAAGAACTTGGAGTAGTTTCAAAACCACAAGGTAAAACTCGTTTTGGAGGAAAATTAACATCAACTGAATATGTTAATCCTAAAGTTTTAAATATGCCTATAGTTCCTGAAACAGCAAATATGTTTGCAAGGAATTTAAATGATTATGGTTATCTACAAAGAAATATACAAGATGATACTGGTAATAATGGTATGAAAATAGAAGGTAAAACATTAACATTCTCTGGAACAGATAGAGATAATACTCCATATCAAGTTAATTTAGTAGTAGAAAAAGATGATAACGATATATTAAACTGGGTAGTTATTAATTAATTATGGCTGTTAAAAGTGTACAAGACTTTTTAAAAGGGTCAACTTCAAATGTGGCTGGGTCATTTAATCAAATTCAAAATCCTTTTATTCCACAACAACAAACTCTACAAGACTTAAGAGAAGATGAAAAGTTTGCTACAACTGCAGAAAGATTTTTATCTTCGTTAGGAAAAGGCAAAACACCCGATGAGTTGTTTTCATATTTTAGAGGTGCAGATTTTAATTTATATGATGCCACTAAATCTTATATAGATAGTAGAAGTTTTTCTGAACAACAAAAACAAGACTATTTATATTTAAGAAATAAATTTGATAATGCTGATATAGGTGGATTAAAAGAAAGACTTTCTGTTACTAAAGATATAGCTGGTGAAATGTTATCTGACCCTACATTTGCAGCTAGTGTTTTACTTATACCTTGGACTGGTGGATTATCATTAGCCGGTAGAATGGCATCAGCTAAAGCAACTCAAGCTGGATTAAAAAAATTAGCTGGTCAACAAATAACTAAAAATTTAAATCAAGTAGGTACAAAGATACCTTTTCAAAAATTAAAAAGTCCTTTAACTAAAAAACAAACAGGTGCTATATTAGCAACTGAAGGTTTTACTTATGGTTCTATTGATGAATATATGCGACAAGGTGTAGAAATAGAAACAGACCAAAGAGCATTTAGAGATACAGGAGCAGTATTAAGAGCAGGTGCAATAACAGGAGCAGGTGCAACTGGATTATATGGATTAGGATTAGCTGCATCTAGATTACCAAAATTTCAAAGAGCTTTACAAGATAGAAGAATAGATAGAATAGATAATAATGATAATTATAAAGCTGATTTAGTAGATAAAGGTAGTGAGTTTTTAGACAAAACTACAGACTTTACTGCTAAATTATTTGGTTTATTTACAAAGCCTACAAGTAGATTTATTGGTAGAATGAAAAAATCTAAAACACTTGAAGAACTTGTTAAAATATTTAGATACGATGCAGACAAAAGATTTGTTGCGAGTGAGCTAGGTAAACAAGAAAGATTAGTTTATAGTTTTAATGAAGAGTTACAAGATTTATTAGGCGATTATAATGAAGAATTATTTGATATTATTAATCCATTAAAAACTAGAGGGACATTTCAAGTTCCAGCTATAGGTTCAAGAGATGCTTTTTTTAAACTTCCATTTGGACAAAGAGCTAAAACAAAATTAACTAAAGAAAAAAAAGCATTAAATCCTATAACATTAGCTTTATCTAAACAAGACAGTATTTTTGATTTAGGAAGTCCTAAAAAAATACAAAGACTTGACCCAGAAGTTAATGATGATTTATTTTATTATTTAAATACAGAAAAAACTACTAAGATAGTTGATGGTAAAGAAGTTCCATTAAATAAACAAATTGTTCAAGCAGGAAAAAAACTTAGAGGTTTATTAGATAAAGTTAGAAATAAAGCACAAAGAGAAGGTGTAGATATATACAGAAGAGATAATTATTTTCCTAGAAAATATATTGTAGCAGAACTTCAAGATGAACTTATAAACCCCGGAACTCTTACTGAAGAAATAATGAGGACACAAAATGTAAGTCAATCTAAAGCTTTAGAACTTATTCAAGACATGATAGATAATAGAACTTTTGTTGGTGCTTCTATAATGGATGTAGCTATAGATACTGATTCTATTACTAGATTACCCGGATTAAGTAAAGAAAGATTTTTTTCTGATATTGATGATGTTAAAATTTCAAAATATTTAGATACAGATATAGAAACTGTTTTAGCTGATTACATTCATCAATCAACTGCTTTAATAGCTAGAAAAAAATATTTTGGTATTAATGTAAATGAATTTAAAGAAAGATATATAGATAAAATTCAAGCAGAACTTGGAGCTGGTAATAGATTAAATACTAAAGAAATAGAAAATTTAATTAATATGTATAAAGTAACTACGGGTCAACAAGACCCAATAAAAACTGCTTGGCTGAGAGCTGCACTAGATGGTGTTACAGTAGTAAATCAAATGGCTTTATTACCTTTCGCTACTATTACAAGTTTATCTGAAATAGCTGTTCCTATATTAAAAGGTGCTGGTAAAAAAACAATACAAAAAGGTAAAGGAGAAGCTGAAGTTGGTGCAGGTGGTATTAGAACTATGTTTCAAACTGTAAAAGATTATGGAAAATTTTGGTGGAATGACATTGTTCAAGCTGAAGCTGATGTTCGTAGTAAATCTTTACGAGAATTAAACAGATTAAACAGAGCAATGACTACTGCTGGACAAGATAGAGCTTTAGCTATGTTTGGTCAAGGTATAACTCAAAAAGCTACTCAAGCACAAAATGTATTTTTTAAAAACAACTTATTACATGATTGGACTAGATTTGTACAACTTACAAGTTATGAAGTAGGTAAGTCTAAAATATATGAAAACCTTTATAGTTTAGCAAATAATAAAAATCCATTAACACAAAGAAAATTAACTAATACAGTAAAATTAAGATTGCAAGATGAATTAAATGAGTTAGGTGTTAATATAGAGGCTGGTATTAAATGGGTTAAAGATGGTGCAAATCCTCGTGGTATTTTTTATAAAAAGAATTTTACTAAAAGTGCAGCAAGATATGTAGATGAAGTTGTTATGAATCCTACTGCTGCTTCTAATCAAAAACCTTTGTTACACAGTTATTTATTATCAAGAGCTTTGTTTGGTTTAATGGGATTCCCTACTGCATTTAGTAATACTGTATTAAAAAATGGTATAAGAGATATAACTAGAGATGTAAGACAATTTAGTAGAGGTAGATTTACAACTCCCGGAATAGCTAGAGTTGCTTCAGGTGTTATTGCTATGACAGCTATTGGAGCTTTTGGTAATATAATTAGAACTGGTGGTAAAGAATTAGACAAACTAGAAGAAGGAGAAATTACTTTAGAAGAATTTATTGGTAATGCTTCTAGAAGAACTGGACTTTGGGGTCCATTAGAACAATATGCTAGAATAGAAGATAATAGAAGATATAGAACTTTACCAGACTCTGTGCTTAGAAATTTAGCTGGTCCTGTCATAGGTGATATTATTGATGTTGTTGATAGAAGTGGTAGAACATCATTACAAATTGCTGTATCTAAAATACCCGGAGTTACAGTATTAAGACAAACAAATCCTGAAGCTTATAAAGATTTAATGCAATGGGCTAGAGAGAATGATTTTTCTCAACCAACATTTGAACCTGAAGAAGATGAAGATAAACCAATAAGACCTAGACCACCTTTTCAGTTAGGAGGTTTAGTAGATGAATATCAATATTATAGTCAGTTATCTGAAGAGATGCCTCAAGCTATAGAAGAAACTAAAAAGTTTTTATCTGATAGAGTAGAAAGAGGAATTGAATCAAGTAAAAAAGTTTTAGAAGGAGCTAGGAAAGGAGATTACAGAGAAGCTTTTGAAGCTTACGAAACTTTACCAATAGAACAACAAATAGCAGGTTACATTCCTCCTGTAACTAATTTTCCTTTATCTTTAACTGGTGCTGCAGTTTATACTGAAAAAGCTAAACCTAGAATGAAAACTGTTGGAGAATATTTAAAAGGTGTAAATCCAACTAGCCCTGTTCCTAATTTACCTTTTACTGTAGAAGACCCTTTATCTGCTGGTATTGCTGTTGCTGAAGGACTTGGTGCTATACCTTTAATAGGTGCAGTTCCTAAACTAACTGCAAAAGGTTTAAAAACAATCAGAGCTAGAAGAGGTGATGATACCATGGGAGGTGGTGGAAATCTAGTTCCTGATATAAAAGTTAAAGTAGATGAAGCTGGGTTTACTTCTAATATAGAAGAAGTGGCTGTTAGTAATGTTAAACAATTTTCTAATGCAGAAGCATTTGTAAATTTTTTACAAAGCCCTAAAAGACAATTTAAAAAACAAGAGCTAGAGTTTATAGATTTAAATAAACTACAAATAACAGAAGACACAACACCTAATGATGTAATACAATATATTCAAGAAAATAAACCACAATTAAGTAGAGTAGTAAGAACAGAGTCTCCTACTCTTACTGGAGAAAAAGATAATGTTCAAGATTATTTAAGCCTTGATGAACCTATGACAAGACAATATTTAAATGAAGATATTGAATATGCAGCTAGAGCAGAAATAGACATGCGAGATGCAGGTAATGAAGCTTATCGAGGTGCTACAGATGAAGAGATAATTGAAGCTATAACTAAATCACGAGAACAAGAAGGTTACGAATATTTAACTGGTAATATAGAAGGAACTGACTTTGCTTTATTGGGTAATCAAGTTGAAGGTTATCAAGCTACTATAGGAGTTGGAGATAATAGAATATTTCTTACGGATGATTTTGTACCTAAAGATGAAGCTTTAGTTAAATTAAATGCTTATTTAACTGAACGAGGTTTACTTACTAAAAATATAAAAATTAATCCGGCTGAAAAAATTAGAGGTCAAGAAGGTGTTCCTGATACTTTATTTACAGGCGAAGATACTTTACCTACAGAATATAGTGACTTATCTAGTTTTAGATTATCGGCTGGTGGTAGTGATGAGTATAGAGAAATACAATTATATTTAGAAAATCCAAAAGAAATAGATTATAATCCAGAGTTTGTTAAATCAATAAGAGCACATTATCCAGATACTAAAGGTGTTAATGAATTATTACATTATAGAGTTAGTAATAGAATAGATACAGATGGTAAAAAAGTTTTATATGTAGATGAAATACAATCAGATGTACATCAATTAGGTGAAGAATATGGATATATATCAGATGTAGATAAGCCCGGAATAGTTCCTGATTTTCCTTATAAAGATTTAGCATGGGTAGAAGTAGCTGTAAAAGATGCAATTCAATTAGCTATTAAAGATGGTGGATTTGATAGAATATCTTTTGCTGACCCTTTAACACAATTAATAAGAAATAATAAAAAATCTAATTATATAAATAATTTTGAAATAAGTCGTTCACAAAATAGATTTACATTAAAAGTAGATGGTGTGGATAAATATGAATTATTTAATCCAGAAAATCCTCTTAAATTAAAATCTCAAGATGAATTATTTAATACACCTCCTGACTTTCTTGATGGTTATTCTTTAGCAACTAAAATAGATACAGTTGACCAAATGATTAGAGAATTAGGATTTGATGGACCACTTAAAAAATTAATTAATGATAGTACAGATAATGCAGGAGCTTTATTAGATACTCCTATGGCTATTAGTTTAAGAGATAATCCAGAAGATTTTTATCTTCAATTTATTAAAGATAACAATATAACAGAACTAGATGATATTTTCAATAGATTAAATAATGTTATTGATTCTCCTGATAATACTTTAGTAATAGATGTAAATAGATTAGCTTTAGGAGAAGGTAAAAAGTTTATAGATATTTATGGAAATTTAATACCTAAAGCTCTTAAAAAAATAGGTAGAGAACAGTATAATATAGAACCTAAAACAAATAAAATTTTACTTGATGAAACAGATGTAACTGTAAGTTCAGATGAAGTTTATAAAGCTTTTGAACAAAAAGCAAAACAACTAAGTAGAATGGATATAATAGATGATGATACAGTTGAGATGGCACAAAAGATAAATAATAAATTTGTTGAACCTAAAAAGTTAAAAACTATTTCATTAGATATATCGCCTAAAATGAAAAAGCCATTAAAATTATTTGCTAGAGGTGGTCTAGTAGTTGGTGAGGATAATGTTCCTTTTACTAAAGAAGACCCAGCAGATAGAGTAGACCCTTTTACTGGTAGTCCATATAAATCTCAAATGGAGGAATTAGGATTATGAATATAGAACTATGCAAACAAGAAATAACTAGACATGAAGGTAAAGTGTTAGAAATATATGAAGATAGTTTAGGCTATAAAACTTTAGGTATTGGACATCTTTGTCAGCCTGAAGACCCTGAGTATAACTGGGAAGTAGGAACTAAAGTATCTGAAAAAGTTGTTGACATGTATTTTGAAGATGACTTTAAAAAACATTTAGCTGAAACAATACATGTATTTGGAACAGATGAGGCATTTTATAATTTACCAGAAGATATACAAAGAGTATTAGTTAATATGTGTTTTAATTTAGGTGCTACAAGATTATCTAAATTTAAAAATATGTTAGCAGCTTGTAGGTCGCATGACTGGCAAGAAATGGCTAGACAAATGGAAGATAGTCGTTGGTTTGGTCAAGTAGGTAGAAGAAGTATTGAACTGCAAAAGATGGTATTAGAATGCTGCTCTACTTAGAAAAAGATTTAGATAGAGCATATAGATTAGATTGTAAAGCTAGAACTAAATGTGATGAGCCTTGGGTTACTAGAGAACAGTTTAGAAGCCTGTATGAAGATTTAATCAGTTTACATTTAGTTAAAGCTGAGAAAGAGGAGATATTAATAGATGATGTACCTGAATGGGTATTAAGTTCTATTGATGGTATGTTAGAGGGAACATTAACTTTAGATAAGGAGTAATATGAAAGCGTTATTAAAAAATGTAGTAGGTGCTGTAGCTCCAACATTAGGAACTGCTTTAGGTGGTCCTATGGGTGGTATGGCTGCTAATATGATAGCTGAAGTGTTAGGTGTACCTAATAATCCAAAAGCAATAGAAAAGGGTATATCAGAAGCAACACCTGAACAGATGCTAGAACTTAAAAAAGCTGAACAAGCTTTTGAAGTTCAGATGAAAGAACTTGATGTTGATGTATATAAACTAGAAGTAGCAGACACACAAGATGCTAGAAAAAACTTTAGCAAAGATTGGACTGCTCGTATTATGGGTATAGCTACAGTAGGTGGCTTTCTAGGATATATATTCTTAGTAACTCTACAACCACCAGAGCAAAACAGCGAAGCTCTAATTAATTTAGTGTTAGGATATTTAGGTGGTTTAGCATCAGCAGTTATAAGTTTTTATTTTGGAGCTTCTAACTCTACTAAAGACTAATGGATGCAGTAGCGTTAATAAGTGAAGTAGGCTTTCCTATAGCAGCAGCTTTAGGTTTAGGTTTATTTATATGGAAACTTATAAATAGAATTATTGATGGCATGGAAACTAAACTAGATACTTTAGATGATAAAGTACAAGTTAGTTTAGATACCATGGAAGAAAGAGTTACAACTAAACTTGACAGTCAGTATGGCATTATTGTAAGTTTAATAGATAGAGTAAGAGCAATGGATAATCAAAGTATTAGACAAGATGTTCTTTTAAAAACATTGTTAGGAGTTCCTAACTTAATAGATATAGAAAAGATAGCAAAGGCAGATAGAGATGACCAAAGGAAAGATTAATGAAACAAGATGCATGGAAAAGACCTATATCTTCTATTAAAAATAAACACTATCAACAAAGACAATTTAATTTTAAACCTTGTAAATCTACAATAGAAGAGCAAGAAATTTGGAACGAACAAGAATTAAAACCTTGGGCTGAAAAACAATTAGGTATAGTTGCATTAATGTCTTTCATACAATTATTTATGATAGGACTTATGTTTTCAGTCTTTTGGTTAAACACTAGGATATTTTAATATGAAATTAAAACCAACATTTAATGGTAAAGTAACTGACAGAAACTGTAAATTTTGCATGTTCTTTTGGACTATGCTTATTATGTTTTGGTCAATTAATAATATGGCAGATGAGATGGTTCATCAATTTAAGAATCCTAGTTTTAGTGGCGTTGGTACATCTGCACATTATCTTACTATAGAAAATCAAGAGTTTAATAGAAAGATGTCTATAAAAGAAGAAATAAAAGCTTTACAAGACCAAATAAAAAGAGACAAAGAAAACACAACACTTGCAAGATTTATAAGAAATTTAGAATCTAGAATATATGCACAGCTATCAAGACAGTTAGTAGAAAATTTGTTTGGAGAAACAGCAAGTACAGAAGGTACTTTAACTTTAGAAGGTAACACTATTACATATAGTGTTGAAGATGGAATAATAACTTTGGTGATAACGGACAGTAATGGCGATACAACTACTATACAGCTTCCTATTGGTAATTTTAGTTTCTAGTTGTGCAGTCTTAAACGAGAACAGAGACCTATCACTAACTAGAGATATATTACCTGCTAATATTTTAGATTTACAATCAGTTGAATTAGCTGAATTACCTCCTGCAAAAAAGAAACCAGTAATAGCAGTATATAGAGATAGCTTTCAAGATTTAACAGGGCAAAGAAAAAGTAATAGTAGCTTTGCTTTATTTAGTACAGCAGTTACCCAAGCTCCTGAAGCATTGCTTATCAGAGCTTTGAAACATGCTGCTAATGGTAATTTTTTTAGAGTTGTTGAACGAGTAGGTTTAGATAACCTTACTAAAGAACGACAACTAATCCGGTCAACCAGAGAGAACTTTGAAGAAGACCAAAAACTACAACCTTTATTATTTGCTGGTCTTATAATGCAAGGTGGAGTTATTAGTTATGACACAAACATTCAATCTGGTGGTATTGGTGCTAGATACTTAGGAATAGGTAATAGTAAACAATACCGAGAAGATGTAGTAACTATATCATTGCGATTAGTTTCTGTATCTACAGGTGAAATATTAATGGAATCTGCAGTTTCTAAAAATATTTTATCGACAAGTATTTCTCAGGACATCTTTCGTTTTATTGAACAAGGCACAGAACTTGTAGAGATAGAGGGAGGTGTCGCTGAGAATGAGGTGGGTTCTATAGCTTTGCAAAAGGCAATAGAAACTGGAGTATTAAACTTAATAGAAATAGGAATAGAAAGAGGGTATTGGGAATATGAAACAATTAATATTGATGAGCCTAGTTGTGATGATGATTGCATCGCCAACATACGGGGCTGACAATGAAATATACATTGACCAATCAGGTGCTACTGCTAATATAGATTTAGAACAACTTGGTTCTGGAAATATTATGGGTGGATTAAATTCTGTTGCTGGAACTTTAACTGCTCTAGATTTAGATGGACTAAATTTAACATTAGATATTAATCAAATCGGAGATAGTAACAAGTTTCTTGGTGATATTACAGGTGATTCTGTAACAGGATTTTTTGAATTTGATGGAGATAGTAATACATTTACTATTCAAGCAGACCCAACTAATACTTATGGAATTGATAGTTCTAACTTTAATGTAGATACTACAGGTAGCAGTAATACTTTTACACTAGATGTAGGTACAAGTGCTATGGCTAGTAATACAGATTTAGATTGGATTATTAATGGTAGTAGTAACACACTTGATTTTGATATTAACTATGATGGTGGTACTTCTTATGTTGATATAGATGGGGATAGTAACGAAGTTACTTTTACAGGTAGTGGTTATGCTGGTGGTTATTTTTATTTAGACCAAACCGGTAATTCTAGAACTTTCAATATACAACAACTAAGTACATTAGATAATGATTGGCTCAAGATACTTTCTACTGGCAACTCTGGTACTGTCTGTGTTATCCAAAACGATGGTGGCACAACAGTCGGATGCTAGTATAGGAAGCGTAACAGAACTTAAAGGTACAGGCAGAATTGTAAGGGATATACCTTATGATGCTGCCTTATCTTTTGGTATAGAAAGTTATGACAATGTTGAAACTTCTAATGGTAGAATAGGAATAACATTTCTTAATGATACTAGAGTTAGACTAACAGAACATTCACAATTAGTTATAGATGAGTTTATCTATGACCCTAATCCTTCAAAGTCTAAAATGGCTTTGCAATTTGCTAGTGGTACTGCAAGGTTTATTACTGGTAAATTAAATAATATAAACAAAGAGAACATTGCTATCTCAACTCCGAGTGCTAATGTTTCTATTCGTGGTACAGACTTTACAATTACAGTCAATGAGATTGGAGAGTCTTTAATTATATTACTGCCCAAAGATGATGGTACTCCTAGTGGAGAGATATTAGTAGCAACAGCTATAGGAGAAGTATTGCTTAACAAACCCTATCAAGCTACTACAGTTTCTATGTTTGAGACAGAACCTACTAAACCAGTTATATTAGATATTACTTTAGAGTTAATAGATAATATGTTAATAGTAACCCCACCACAGGAGAACATAGATGTACAGGGAGAAGATGGAAGTAGCGTTTCTAATATTCTTGATGCTGACTTCCTTGAGTTTGATGATTTAGAAGTAGACTATCTTGCAGAAGATGAGTTAGAGTTTACTGAATTAGATATAAATTATTTAGATGTAAACTTTCTTGAAGACTTGTTAGATATAATACAAGATGTAAATGAGTTAGACCAGACAGAAACTTTATTAAAAGCTGACTTAGATTTAAAAGGAACAACTATGGGCTTTGATGCTAACACCCAAGTTAATACTTTTGCTACAGATAATATCATAACATTCTTAAAATCATTAGAAGATACAGTAAGATTAGATTTAGATAAGTCAGGTTCTTATACTGTTATTCTTGTACAAAATGGAAAGAGTACACAAATTATAGTAAATGGTGGAAGTTCATCAACAATTACTATAAAACAGGGCGATTAGAGAAAATTGACCTCACAGGATGCCCGAGGTTAAACATTTAGAGGGTAGTTAATACCTTTGCTTCAAAAAGACCTATTATTCAACCACGGGCTTCTCCGTGCCTCTCAGAGGATTTAGCTATTTTTACCTAGAAATTTTAATTTTTTTAGGTTTTTGCTCTTCTGGTATGTTTTTTTCTAGTTCAATTACTAGAATACCATCAGACATCTTAGCTTTTTTAACTTCAACATACTCTGCAAGAGCAAATGATTTATAAAATCCTCGTTCAGAAATTCCTTTGTGAACAAATTCTATATCATCATCTCTATCTCCATAAGTTGCAGAGACTCTTAAAGTATTATCTTCTATTTCAATTTCAATATCAGACTGTTTAAACCCTGCTACTGCCATTTCAATAAAGTATGCTTCACCTTTTTTAATAATATTATAAGGTGGATAGTTTGATGCTGGTGTTGATGCTCTTTGCAATGTATTAAACATTTCATCAAAACCAACAGAGAACGGGCTGAACTGCCCAAATGCTTTTATATTTGTCATATTAACTCCTTTATAAAGCAAGTTATTGAGTGCCGACCTTTCGCACACCCTTATCTATATTATAGTGTTTAAACACTATTTGTCAAGTCTATTGTGTAAATTTTTATAGCTTTTGATTTACCTTTAACTTTAATAGGTTTTAACTTAACAAGTTTCATGTCTGTTTGTAGTGCTGTATTTTCTGCTATAACTATATCCTCTCCTACTTCTTTACAACTTGACTCCATTCTAGCTGCAAGATTAACAGCATCTCCAATAGCAGTATAATCAAATCTTGTATCACTACCCATGTTACCAATGACAGCATCTCCACTATTAATACCTATACCTATATCAATATCAAGATTAGCTTCTTCCATTTGTTTTTTAATTTCTATAGCTGTAAGTATGGCTCGGTCTTCATGCATATCTAAATCTAAAGGAGCATTAAAGATAGCCATCATTGCATCTCCAATATATTTATCTACCATACCTCCATACTTTTTAACTGCGTTAGCTTGTATAGTTAATGCCTTGTTCATTATTTCTGTTACTTCTTCTGGTTCTAATTTTTCTGATAGTGAAGTAAAACCTCTAACATCTGTAAAAAGAAAAGAACAATACTTTCTTTCTCCACCAAGTTTTAAAGATTTTGGATTGTCTTGTAATTTTTTTACTTGTCTTGGGTCAAGGTAATGCTCAAATTGTTTCTTAATTTGTTGTCTTAATTTGTATTGAGTTCTAAAATTTAAATAAAATTGTTGGAGTGCAATAAGTGTCATACTTGTCATACTCCATGTTACATCAATTAAAAAACCTCGTAATATAAAATAATAACCTAGCAAACATATCGAGAACATCAATGTACCTGCTGAAACTAATCCCATGGTTATACCAAAACGATTTATTAAAAAAGCGATTAATAGTCCTGAAATGCATAATATAAGTAACTCCACAAATAATCTGTAGTCTGGTATGAACGGAGAGTTAATCAAAATACTTTCTGCAAGGGCAGCCTGTATCTTGTGAGGCTCTAATAGCCCATTTGGTGTAGCTAAAGTCGGCATAACCCCCTCTGCAGTAACACCCACGAATACAAACTTACCTGCAACATTCATTTCAGATAGTGTAGTTTGTGGTGTATCAACCCATGAAATCCACTTACGACCAAGACTATCTGTAGGTATAGGATTCAATCCTCTAATTCTTATTTGCTCTATACCATTCTCGTTTGTTTTTATTTGATAGGTTTTAGCATCCACCAAACTTTTTAATACCTCAGTTCCAAAAGAAGCAACCCATCCATCAGGTGTCTGTTGTAGTAAAGGTATTCTTCTAATAAGATTATCTACATCTACAGGAGCAGAGACAGCACCTTGAGCTGATACTTCTTGAAGTTCTGGTATATTCTGTAAAAATCCTTTTGCTTTGGGTAAGTCTACATCTGGTCCAAGTATAACAGTACCATGAGTTTTAGGGTACTCTCCATTGTCAAACTCAGGCATAGCTAAAATACTAGGAGCATAACTCAACATTTGTTTAAATATATAATCCCCTCCAAACCTATCTGGTTGTGGAAATAATATAACCCAACCAATTCCTAATGCACCTTCATTAATTAATTGTCTATGTATTTCTGCAAGGTCTTGTCTAGGAAAAGGATAGCCACCTCTTTCTTGTACATCTTCTTCAGTTATATTTAAGATTACAAAGTTACCAGATGGTTCTGGTGTTTCTATAAAAGCATCAAAGGTTTTTAACCTCATCACTTCTAAAGGTGTAACATTAAATAATAAAGGTAATGTCAGCAACCCTAGTAGTAAACTAGCCCACCTCAATCTGTCATTCTCCTAGCATTTAAATTAGCTTCAATATAATTATGTATTTCATCTAACTTATTTGTTCCTTCTCGTACAACAGTTTGTAGTGTTGCGTATTCTTCAGCAGTAAAGTATTCCTTTAGTGATGTAATATCAGTAGATGTTCTCTCTGTAATTAATTTACCAGCTCTATTGTATAGAACTTTATAACCTAATAAAGTAGCTTCTTTTTTATTCATTTAAATCACTAAATGTTATGTTATCTTGTCTGCCTCTAAGTCCGGCTTTCATATATGTTGTTGCTCTACCCTCAAAAAAATTTTGATGTTCAACACCAGTAACTTCATCAATCCAACCTAAAGGATTTTCTTTCTGGTCATAATTAGTTTTAAGTCCTAGTTGCAGTAATCTTCTATCAGCTATGTATCTATTGTAAGCATACATATCTTTTTTAGTTAGTCCTTGTATGTCTCCCATTTCAAATACTAAATCTAAAAACTTATCTTCTAACTCTACCATTTGTCTACAAATATCATAAAGTTCTTTTTTAAAATCATCAGTCCAAATATCTACATTTTCTTTTATAAACTCTCTAAATAATTTAGTCATAGCTTCGACATGTAATGATTCATCACGAATAGAATATGTAACTATCTGACCCATGCCTTTCATCTTACCGAACCTTGGGAAGTTTAATAAGATTGCAAAGCTACTAAATAATTGTAGTCCTTCTGTAAAAGCAGAATATACAGCAAGAGTTTTTGCTATAGTTCTTTTATCTTTAGTAGTTGGTTTAAAATTAGAAACATAATCATGCTTATCTGACATCTCTTCATAGTCAGCAAAAGCTTTGTATTCTATATCCGGCATACCAACAGTATCAAGTAGTAAACTGTAGGCATGTTGATGTATTGATTCCATGTTAGCAAAAGATGACATCATCATTCTTGCTTCTGGTTTTTTAAATGTACGCATATACTTATCAATGTACCCACTAGCTACATCTACATCTGATTGAGTAAATAATCTAAATATTTGTGTAAGTAAATTCTTTTCTTTCTCAGTTAAGTCTTGCCAATCTTTTACATCTGTATGTAAAGGTACAGACTCTGGCATCCAATGCATTTGATTTTGCAAAACATAGTAGTCAAACATCCATGGATATTCAAATGGTTTATAATAATCTCTATTGCCCAATAAGCTCATGTTTACTCTCCCTTAATAGTTTTAAATATTCTGTTGCATCTGCATAATCTTCAAACAATTTAGCTGCAGTTTTTACTGTATCAGGATGGTCTGCTACACCTACTCCTTCCATAAAATACATTTGAAGATTACATAAAGCTTCTGTTTGTTTTGCTTTATATTTATCATACAAAGCATCATATAATATTTCTACTTTCATATCACCCCTCACAGGCTATACATTCCACATCATCTAACTTGATTCTTGGAACTTTAATGTTTACATTCTCTACATTTCTAGCTGCGTTAGACCTAAAATAGTAGAGTGATTTAAGTTTATTCATACCATACCAATGCACATCATTTACATACTGCATGTAATCATCATGTATATCTTGACCTTCCGTTGCTTTTGGTAAAGTAAAGAATAAGTTTACAGATTGTGCTTGACATACATATTGTTGTCGTTGATATGCATGTTCCACTACCCATATTTGATTTATTTCATTTGCTGTTTTAAATATTTCTTTTTCTTTATCATTAAGAATATCTAAATGTTGTACTGACCCATCACTACCAGCTATATCTTTCCATGTTTCCTCTAGCTTTTTACCTTTTAATCCTTTTGATTTTAAAACTTTTTCAAGATATTTATTCTTAACTTGATAGCTTCCTGATAAAGTTTTGTGAGTATAGCAATTAGCTCTATAAGGCTCGATACTAGGAGAAGTGCCACTACATATAATCCCACTACTAGCGTTAGGAGCAATAGCAAGTAGGTTAGCATTTCTACTACCCGTACCATGAATGTCAGGAGCTTCGCCCCTTTCAATAGCCAGTTGTTTAGTAGCTTCTTTTGCTTTTGATTTAATATATGTAAAAGCTTTGTGGTTAAATCCAGTTGCGAAAAGACCTTCAAAAGGTATGTTCCTAGACTGTAGATATGCATGAAAGCCCATCGCACCCAAGCCGAGACTCCTCTCTCTATATGCCGAATAGGCAGATTTAGTATATCCTTCTTTACCTTCTTTAATATATTTACTAAACCTATTAAAATTTGCACTATATCCTCCTAATTGTGATGTATCTACTGCATTCTCAATATAATGTTCTATAATATTATCAAGCATAGTTATTAAATCTGATATAAAGTTTTCATCTTTAGACCATTTATCAAAGTGTTCTAAATTAACAGAAGACAAACAACATACTGCTGTTCTTTCTTCATTAGTTGGTAGTGTTATTTCTGAACATAAATTACTTTGTCTAATTTCTAAACCTAAATCTTTTTGTTGTTTAGGTAGTGCATTATTACAGGTATCAATATTAACCATGTAAGGTTCTCCTGTTTCTGCACGAGCATTTATTATTTGAAACCATAAATCTCTAGCATTAATAGTCTTAACTGCTTCATTAGTTTTAGGGTCAATCAATCTCCAATCTTCATCATTCTTTACAGCATCTAAAAAAGTGTTTGTAATATTAACTCCATTGTGTAAGTTTAAACACTTCCTATTTATATCTCCACCAGATTCTTTTCTAATGTTGATAAACTCTTCAATCTCTGGATGACTTACATCCATATATGCAGCATAAGAACCTCTTCTAGTTGTGCCTTGATTAAAGGCTAACATTTGAGAATCAACTACATGCATGAAAGGAATTGAACCAGTTGACCTAGAGCCATGAGTAGTAGATATACCATTACTCCTAACATCTCCCCAGTATCCACCGATACCCCCACCTGAACTTGCCAACCATATATTCTCATCGTAATGAGAAGATAAACCAGTCCTGCTATCAGGAACATAATTAAGAAAGCAAGAGATAGGTAGCCCACGAGTAGTTCCCCCGTTACTAAGTATAGGAGTGCTAAACATGAACCAACAGTCGGAACTGTAGTCATAAAGTCTTTGAGCCAATACATAATCTGTTTCTCCTTTAAATGTTGCACCAAAGACTGCAGCTCTCGCAAAAGCCTCCTGTGCATGAGTTTCATTATCCCAAAAATATCTATCCTTGAGAGTATCTATACTAAACTTATCAAAGTTTTTTTCTTTGTCATAGTTTATTATAATTCCTAAATAACTTTTAGTTCCTACTTTATCTTCAATCATCATGCCATATCTCCAAATATAAAGCTATGATTGCATAGTGTATTATTTTGTATAACTCTGCTTGAGTAGAATTGTTTTCTTTTTTACCACATCTCATAGCATACTTCATAATATTACCAATACAAAAGCTTTCTCCATGACCAGCATCTATTATCATATCGGTAGCTTGATATTTACCTTTCCCATAATGTTGAGTATAAGTTGTATCAATATATGTTTTTATTATTTCTAAAATTTCTTTTTCTTTAAATTTATAATTTATTCTTTTTTTCATAATATTCTTTTTTTGTTTGTTTATAAAACCATCTTAAACTGTACGCACTAATCATAAATTTATTATTAGCAAAGATGTGTGTTTGTTCAGGAAGAAACTCATGTAAATTTTTTCTGTTAATTCTAGATTTATCTTCTCCATCTGGTGTCATGGTTCTTAACCAATCTAATAATCTTTCTTCTGCTTTTCTTCTTATTAGTTTAGATTTCTTGCCATTCATAATTCTTTACCAGTTGCCAATATTTTAATATACTATTAAACATTTCTTTATGTTTCTCGTGTGATTCTTTATCCCATATATGACAAAGAACTATACTTGTATCTGCTCTATCTACAAAGATAGAAACTCTTGTAGGGTCATCTATGTTACAACCTTGAGCATACGCTGATAGTTGCATACCATGTTCATCATAAACTAATTTACTAGGTTCTTTACCCTCAAGGTTATCTTTAGTTTTAAAGTCCACAAATATCCCTGACTTAGAATACAAGTCTATCTTACCACCATAACCTTGCTTCGCACAAAAAGAATCTTCTGCTATCCAATCTTCATTAGGAAAGTTTTCATCCAACCATGATTGAATAATCTTGTAAGGTTTAGATTTACCTTTGCCAAGAAATCCTTTTTCTATTTGTGCATGTATTTTAGTTCCCTCTTTTGCAGCTTTAGAACCAATCTGTTTTGCATCAGCTTTGCACCTGTACACAAAAGAATCCATAGACTCTTCATCTCCTATGTCAAGTGTTGCTGCAGATTTTATCGCTTGAGTTATCTTCCAGTTTTCTAGTGCTGGTTTTGCAACCATACCAAGAATAGTAGTAACGGAAGGAACAAGTCCTATACTTTTAGCATCCCTTAGTGTAGTATTTCTTTCTTTACCATTAGCCCCTATGATAGTGTACATAGGTTCTCCCTCAAGAGAATACCAATGTCCGGACTCGGATGTAAACTTATTATACTTATCTAATTCAGTTTTGTCAAGGGGTTTAGTCATTTTTTAGGTCCTTAAATGTTTTAAACACATCAGATGTAAATAATTTTCTAATATTTACTAACCACATCTTACTTGCTTTATGGTCTCCACCACATACAGACTTTTTAAAATCTAATTTATCTATAAGTTGTTTTAGTTTTGGTACATCAAATATAAAGGTACAGAATATGTCATCATCAATACAAAGATTATGAAACCAAAAGTCTGCTTCAGTTGTAATGATGCCAGAAGGTTTACCATAAGATTCATACTCAATACAAATGTTACCTGTCTTCATCCACATACCTCTTTCAGATTTAACTTCTATCTTTTTATTATTAAGCATGTCTGCTATTTTATCTTCTCTTATCTGACCATACTCTAAATCAAGGTCAAACTTTTTTCTATCTTCTTTAGTGGGTTTCACTCCAATTACCTCCTACTTTATACTGACCAGTTAAATCACATCTCATGTTAAACTGCTCTGTTACTTTTTCTATTGACTCAACACCTAATCTACCAATGTAATCTGCTTGAGATTCTTTAACTTGTAGTTGCCACTCATCATGTATGTTCGCTACAAACTGAGCATCTACTGTATTAAGTTTAATTAGTTCATATAAGTTTACCATAGCTTGTTTCATTACAATAGCACCACATCCTTGTAGTAGTGTATTTAAAGAAGCATGTTGACTCCTTACATATATCTTCCTACCATCTATCCCTTTTAGAAATCCACGATTAGAAGCTTGTTGTACTCTATCTCTTAACTTTTTTAAAGCCGGTAAATTACGGAAGAATCTTTCTCGTAATGCTTTACCTTTATTTATGTCTCCATTTATTATCTTACCTATCTTTGCATCTCCAGCCCCATATACTAGAGCATAAATAAATGTCTTAGCTTGGTCTCTAGTTTTAAGACCAGCTAGTTCTTGATTAGTAGAATGTATATCTCCATTGACTACTTCTTCAATGTAATCAGCATCATTCATATAGTGTGCTAACATTCTTAACTCTAGTCCACTAGCATCTATACCTACAAGTTTATATCCCTCTGGTACAGTCCAACAAGCACGACACTCTTTACCATAAGGACTACCTAAGTTTGGAACTTGAGCCATGTTAGGATTTCTATGGGTCATTCTACCTGTAATAGTTCCATTAGGTATAACTCTACCATGAACTCTGTCATCTTTTAATTCATCAATCCAAGATGAGACCTGTGCTATTCTTTTCTGATACAATAAATAATCAGCTATTAGTTTAGCCTCTTTGATATGAGTAATCTTTTTAAGTGTTCCCTCATCTACAATAGGTTGTCCAGTAGGAGTAAACTTTTCTGGTTTCCAACCAAAGTCTATAAGATATTCTCCTATTTGTTTGCGACTACCTAAATTAAAGTCAACTAACTTTCTACGCATAAAAGGTTCTCTATTACCAGAGATAAGAATATTTTCATACTCATCATCTGTAAGTCCTCTTTTACTTAACTCTCCATTTTTATTAGTGTAGGGCAATACCATTTTATCTTCTACCCATTTAGGCTTAAATGTTTTCTGTACTTCATCTTCTACATCTGCTTTGTTTTGACTAAGTTGAGCAAGTAAAGTCATAGCTTGTTGACTATCAAAATAAAATCCTGTCTTCTCTTGCTCTCTAATAATTGATGCAGTCTTTTGTTCTAAATCAAATGATTCTTTACTAAAACCTGTACCTTCATCTAATAAATATTTATATACAGCTTCATTTAATATTACATCTTGTTCACAATAATTTAACATAGCCGGAGTATAACTTTCAAACTCTGGTTGTTCTTGTTTAGGTATTCCTAATCTATATCCCCAAGTCTTTAGGCTATGTCCATTCTCTCTGACTGGATTGTAAAGTCTTGACATAACTAAAGTATCTATAATCTTTCCTTTGTATTTAAAGTTGTAAAGATTACCAAGAACCGGCAAGTCAAACCCTATGATGTTATGTCCTATCAAAGTGTCTGCATCTTGTAATAGTTTTATACCATCTTCTATTTCATCTGGTGTAAATCTGTAAGACTTACCATTTAATTCTTTTGCTACAATACACCAAACTTTTGTAGCATCTAGGTCATCAGTTTCTATATCAAAAATCAGCTTCATTGTCAAATGTTTCCTCCCCTGTTACCTCATGTAATCTACCAGTATCAATATCATATTTTAAACTACAAGCCATCCCAGTATCGCCTGTATATCTTGACTTCAATACTCTTACTTTAGTTATGTTAGCTTCATCTGGATTTTCTGCTTGTTGATTTCTCTCTAATGCTATAACACAATCAGACAACTGTGCTATACCTTGTGAACCCTTGAGATGAGATAGAGATACCTGTATGCCTTTCTCGTGTCCTCTATCGCCAGATGCCCTACGCAAATGCGATACCAGTATCATACCCACACCAGTTTCCTCTACCAGACTACGAAGTCTATTCATTAGCATGTCGATACCTCTTCTCTCATCTCCCTCTGTCAACACATTTACAAGCATGTGTAAGTGGTCAACCACCACCCAGTCACATTGACAACCGACAATGATATATCTTAACTTAGAAAATATCTCATCAATATCTGTTGCTCCTAAATGTGCATGAATATAAACTCTCCCTTCTTCTATTGCATTATCAAATAAAGTATTTAGTTCTTCATCTGTATACTTAGCTCGTTTCTCTGATAAATATATTCTATCATTAGCTTCGATAGACACAATACCATCTGCAGTACGCAACCAGTTTTCTTCTAGTGCTATGATACCTACATTATCTTTTGTATTCTTTATAAGATGATGCTCCAGTTCTCTAGTCACACTAGACTTACCAAGTCCTGTACCACCAGTAAGAGTTACAAGTTCTCCTTTACGCATACCATATAACTTCCTGTTTAAACCTTCCCAAGGATATGCAATACTTTCTTTCTCTTCTCTGTTTAACCATTCATCTTTCTTACTAGCTAACTCCATGATACCAGATGGTGTATAAGTCTTGGCTTCCCACCATGCAGTAGAAAACTCTTGGAACTTTTTCTTAGCTAACATCTCGTTAGCATCTTTATATCCGTTAGGTAAATTTATTATCTTAGCTTTACTTGGCTTAAGTATTCTAGCTACTTGTCTTGCAGATTCAATACCAGCTTTATCATTATCAAAACAAAGAACAACATTATCAAATGATTCTACAAACTCAATGCTCTCTCGTATATCTTTAACAGCAGATGAAGCCCCTCGTTTGATTGATACAACACTAGACTTACCTTGCATCAATTCATAGACTGCCATTGCATCACACTCTCCCTCTGTAATAGTTAAATACTTACCACCTTTGTTACGATACAGTTGCTCTCCAAACAATCCTGTACCTTCAAAAGTTCCATTACAAGAAAAGTTTTTATTGTCAACATACCTAGTCTTGGTTGCAACTATCTCACTTCCATTATGAAAAGGATAGATGTGTTGTTTGATTTGTCCGTTGTGGTCTTTAACTACCTTGACTCCAAACTTTCTAGCTGTCTTCTCAGATATGTTTCTATCTGTTAAAGGTGCATAGATACCAGTATAAGAATTTAAAAAAGATGTTTCTGGTTGTTTCATTTCTAATATATTATCATCCTGTTTAAACGCACTCGCATTATCATAGTCTGGAAAAAATGTATTACAGCTAAAGCATTTAGCAGAACCATTATCATTAAGTGAAACAGCATCACTACTATCACACTTAGGACATGGTAGTTTGTGTTTAATAAATTTTGTATTCATATTCTATCTCCTGTAAAAAATTGTGGCTAGTGCATGGTGGTGGTAGTTCTTATTTACTTTCATCTGTAACCTACTTTTGTATAGGACTCAACTGTCAATATACGCAAGGCTTTTACAACAGCTCACTCCTAGCCACTTGTCGAGGTGTATGCTTTCTAATCTATCGACAACTTAATGTCCTCAATCTCAAGCAACACACCTCATGCTAGTTTTTTATTAGAGACTTTGAAACTAGCAAAACAGTTGCCTCGCAATGCTGTGTTTTGTTATTTATCGACATTGAAACACCCTCGCACATGAGGAAAAATCAGTCTAGTATATTACGATACCTCGTTTAAAGAATCATCTTCTGTTGAAGTTTCTTCTTCTGTTGGTGTTTCCACCACAGCTTCTGGACAATCAGCTAGTAATGTTTCAAGATTACCTTGATGCCCTTGTGTAGCAAAGTTTAGTGCTTCAACTAAAGTATTTAGTGTTCCCATTTTATTTATGCTAACACTAGCATTCATTCTGGAATCACTATTCTCTATCTTTGAAACATCATAAACTGTTTCGCCACTATCATTTTTGATGGTAATAATCATTATTAAAACTCCTCGTTATCATCAAAAAATTCTGACCCATCTTCAGCTTTGTATTCAACAAGCTCAACGACTTGTACACCTTGTAGGTCAAGACTCTTGCCTGACTTACCAGCATACTCCCATTCGTATTCACTACATTGAACTCTAACTTTAGAGCCATTCCCTACAGCAACATTGATGTCTTGCTTATTGGAATCAAGTAATCTGGGTGCATTCCTAACCATACCATTAGGACCATTAACCTTTCTCTTGATAACCAAAGCCGGACCTTCATCCATTTGCTTTATTGTATGCCCACGACTTGCAAAGTCATCAGCAACACCCTGTTCCACTACTAAGTTAATAGTGTACACGGGTTCAAAAGTGGTATTAGGTGTCTTGATAGATGCCCAATACCCCGTTCCTTCTACTATCATATATACCTCCTATGATTTAGTTAAGAAGTTGTTAAATAAATGAGAGTTGTGAGCCGACTACTCTCAGAGTCGTGGTCAGAACCAAACCTACTAACACATGGAGATAGAGGGCTTGTTCGGTTACTCAAGATATTTTTATGTGCATAGTCTACCATACTATTGTTACAATATGATGACATTTGTGTGACAATATTGTGACAATTTTCATGCTGTTTAAACATCCAATATCTCATCTAGCCCCTCTAAACTTACATCATCTAGTATCTCTACTATAAATTTATCGCCTTGATACTCAACAGTATGAGCAATATCTATGTCTGCTTTTTGTTTTATAATTACTAGACTCTCTGTGAAGTGTCTGTATTCTTCTTTATTCATTGTTGCTTTCATCTTATGCTTCCTTATCTAAATCCCACTTAACAATATTATCATCTCTGCTAAATAGTTTTTGTTTCTTTTGTTCACTTTTAAATATCAAGAACCACTTATCGCCATTCCTTTCTGCATCTTTGAATACTGCATTGGTAAATATAACTGGAATCAATACAGTTAGATGAACTACAATGCTTGTAACAGTATCGTAGCCATACCAACCTAGATAATATGTAGCTATGAATCCAAAAAATACTGACCACATTGTAAACAATACTAACATAAAGTATGCTTGTATTGATGGCTCGTTAATATTTTTTAGTGGATTATATTTTACATTCATAATCACATTCCAAGATTCTGATACCCAATAAAAAAATTTCTTAATCATTAGTTACTACCTTTAACCCATTTATATGTATCTCTATTCCATTTTAAATTTAATAAATCGGTTAATGCAAACTTTATTATATTTAAATTATTTACATCTGATAAATACATATCATTCATTTCTGTTATGTTATCTAACATATGCTCTAAATTATTTACCCTACCAATCCAAACATGTAGTCCTTCGGGTGTTAATTCTATTGTTGTTTTAGTTTTTAAATGTTTTACTTTCATCTTCCTTGTCCTCTATATTTTTTATATGAACGCTTTTTGTTTTTGTTCATGTGTTTGGTTGATATTTTAATAGTCCTAGAACGCCCTCCTATGCCCTGTGATGTAGACTTTTTAACATGGTCTATACTTTGTATTACTTTAGTTCTTAATGCCATTCTAACCCTTCCCTCGGAATATATACATCAAAGCTAACAACGCCTTCTTACTCAAATGTTGTAAGTGTTTTGGTATAGGTACTCCGTTTACTTCTTTAGTCTTTGTCATTGCATCTCCAGTAGCAAACCTTTAGTCGTTAAGTGTGCTACCTCCTCCATAATACATTGATATATGTAGCCTTCCTTACTGTCCTCGCCTTCGGTGTTCTTAACTTCATTAGTAACTTTTGTTACTAACATGTCCAGACTACCTTCTGAAAGCAATCGTAAGAACTCAAAGTCTCTTACAGCTACCTCTTGCACTCTTCCATATAAAGTCATGCTACCTCCTTATAATAAAATATAATATTACCTTCTAACTCTCCAAGCTCTGACATCATCCTTTGTTCTTCTTCATTAAGAGTATCTGTCCAAGCCCAGTTAGTGTGACCATATCTAGCCATACAATAATCATCAATAATTTCTGTTATATCTCTACTCATACTCCTAACTCCCATGCTCTTTGTTCTGCAATCTGATACAGTATCTCATCCCTGTCATCATCTGCATGAAGTCCAAGCCTTGTTTCGTAAGTAAAGATTTCTTCTTCTAACAATCCGTTGTTATCATCTTCTCTTACTTGTTCCATAATCTTTTCAAATGCCAAGTCGTTATAATGATTACTCATCTGACACCTCCTCTATTGACTTACCATAAACCATAATTTTAAATTCATAATCATCAATATCTTTAACCTTACATAAAGTGTATTCTCCTGAACTTGTATGTTTTTCTATATCTTCTTTAGACCAACCACTTTGACCACAGCTAACATAAGACCAATCGTTATCTCCAAAAATGTTATAACATTGTTCATCTACTCTTTGTTCTGTAGTCATGTTTTCTAATTCAGACTTTGAAACATCTAAAGCATCAGTATATATTTCAAGTGTCATCTTCTTCCTCCTGTTTAAACATTGTCTTTGGCATAGCCACCTCAGTCATTATCTTAACCATCTCTCCAGCAATCTCTGGTGGATTCGTGGCATATATTTTATTGACTGCCTCTATATATTCTAATATTGGATTACTCATTTACTTTCCTCCTTATAATTAATAGTATGCTCAGTACCTTTTATTGGATAGCCTTCTACTTTTTCCATAGTAGCATCAATATCAAATCTAGCACAATCAGAATCTAAAACTTTTTGTTTGTAAGAATCTATTTCTTCTTTTCTAGCTATCTTAAATTCTTCATTAGCTCTCCAAAAACTCTCCTGTCCGTTTCTATCTAAAATATCATAGTCGTTATATCTACTTTGAGAATTAGCATTGTCTGATATTGTATATAAAGACTCACTCAAAGATTGAACTACATTTCTTAGAGTCTCTATTTGTTCTCTTAATGCTCGTAAGTTTCCCTTTTGCACTTCAAAGAAGTGATACATTTCTAATTCTTTTTCTGTATATATTTTATATTTTTTCATAATGTTTAAACGCCCTCCTAGTTTTTAAACTCTAGCCAATCATTAGCTATATTAATCTTACCATTAACTATAATGTCTGTCAAGTCTTCAAAACTTTCAAAGTCCTCTTCTTGCCATTCGTTAAAGTCAAATTCTTGTTGTTTCCATTCTTCCATTCTTTTCTCCTTTTGTGTTATTAAATTATGTAGTTATGTTAGCATACTTTTGTTACAGTTTTATGACAATTGTGTGACAATCTTGTAACAATTAACATTGTCGATACCAGTATTGTTCTCCATCAAAGTCAACCCAATCATATTCATATTGTTGGTCACGAGCAAAAGCCTCTATATCTATATAGCACTCTAAAGCCTCATCTACTTGATTAAATTCTAAAAAGTAATCCCACATATAATCTTCAAAGTAATCATCTCTAATAAAGAACACTCCAAACTCTAAGTCTGCCAAGCCTTCTTTATAGTTATCACAATATTGATTCACTATCTTTTGCAATGCTTCTACTTCCTCCTTAAAGTCTTCATTATCTTCATGTTCCCAAATGTAATCTAATATATCTCTACTATCAATTACATCATCAGTATTTGTTGGTCTTTTAGTCATGTTTAAACGCCTCCTGTTTTAGTTCTTCTATTTTGTAGCCCATATATTTACAGCAGTAATCCAATGAAAAGGATTCCTTCCTGTGCATAAATGTATATATCTCTCCCTCAGTTCCTTGAAAAAGTTTTTTTCCGTCCTTGTATATTATATATTCCATAGTGTTTAAACGCCTCCTATCTGTTAAAGTTTATGTAGTCTACAAATCTGGTCTTATCAAATCTGCTGTTATCTGCTTTTAATGTATGCATCATTTCAGCTAACATAATATCAAGAATACTTCTTTCCTTTATATCTTCTGCCTCATCATAAGCATACTTAAAAACATCTGCTATTTTAATGTAATCTTTTCTTGTCATGTTTAAACGCCTCCTTTGTGTTAGTTATTTATTTAAACAGTCTGTATTAGAACATATTATTGTGACAGTTTTGTGACAACTTTGTAACTTTTGTGTGAATTATTTTTTATAAATTGCTACAGTATTTTATTAACAAAGTCAATAGGTAAAAAAATAAATACACTTTTTTTAATTTAGGTATTGACATTTACAGAATCCATTACTTTTAAAAAGAGATAGTAGAGCCTTACTTAGTCAACTGATTCAATACAGAGCATCTCCGTAGCTCGTAGGGGATATTTATTTTAGGCATAAAAAAACCCCCAATCAAGGGGGTTCTAAAGGTTGTGAAGTATTAGACTGCTATTGTTAGCGTATCATTACCACATCCATTGCAAGTATAATTGTCCATTCTTTCAATCATACTTCTTGATGCCCTCCAGCCGAATCCACACTCAGAACATTCAACCTTTATATTTCTGGTTGTTTGTTTGTTCCTATCTGATATATTCATTTTATCGTGGGGATATTCGCCAATTTTTTCAATGATAGCTCTTATTTTCTCAGCTAACATATCACCAGCTTTTGCATATCTCATCTGAGATTCACCATCAAGCCCAACAGCTAGGCATATTTTTCTGAAACCTTTTCCGTGTCCAGATTTGCAGTCATCAACTGCATGAGCTAACTCGTGAGCAAGTGTATCAGCAATTTCAAAGCTATCAGCAACTGTTGGGACTATTACAATCTCATTGATATTTGCATCACTCCAGCTTTTAGGAAAACATTGCCCAAGTGTTGTTTTATTCTTTGCTCTATTACCTAACGCCCAAGAACAACTAATTTTGACTGGTGGCAATTTATACCCGTTAGGTTTAAACGCCCTTTTATCCAGTTCTTGAGCAACTGTATTCAGCCATTCTTCTCTATATTGTATATTATTTTTCATATTAAATTTCTCCTTGTGTTGTTTAATATAAGATAATTTTACTTGATATACTGTTTAAACACAATAGCAAATATTAAATTAATTAAATTATTTTAGCCTTTGAAGTAAACGCCCACGCCCTATATCTTGAATTATTATGTATTGAGCCGACATTAAAACTTTAAAGGCTGAGTGTAAACTAGATAAACTTGATAAACTTTGATGTGCTTTCCTCTAGTCTTTGAAGTCTTTCTAGTCTGAAAAGTGGCTGTACAATTTTTATACAACTATAAAGGCTGTATAATTTTTGTACAGCTAAAGTACTAGCCCCCCGTAGTTTTCTAAGTCTATGGGGCTGGGCAGGATGCACGGGGGAGGGGGGCGTATATAGAGGTAATGGTCGCATATAATTACAAAAACAGAACATTAACCAGTTTTAAAATCTAGTTTACGACCCGGCTCTATAAACTTTAAAGCCTTAAGTAGTATTTGATAGTTTATTTAGGTAGAAATAGAACCCCTGATAGGTACTATTTGACCCCGGAGGGCTCAATGTTATTATATACTTCATATTGCGTTTTGTCAATAGTTTTAGAAAATATTTTAAAAGACTTGACAAAACTGGTTTATGACTATATACTAATACACATGGCTATACTTCCGAGCATAGATAACAATACTCGTAAAAGAGAACTCACAGAAAAACAACAGTCTTTCTTAAATCACCTTGTAGAAACACAAGGAGATGCAAAAGAGGCTGCAAAACTTGCTGGGTACTCTTCACACTATCATCATGTTGTAAAGACTTTAAAGTCTGAGATACTTGAACTAACTCAGGAAGTATTAGCTAACTCTGCACCTAAAGCAGCATTTAAACTTGTAGAGATTATGGATTCTAAAAGACCTATAATACAAGCAAACAACAAATTAGCTGCTGCTACAACTCTATTAGATAGAGTAGGTGTAAGTAAAGTGGATAGAGTTGATGTTAATCATAATGTTCAAAGTGGTGGAATATTCTTAATGCCTGATAAAAAACCTTTAGACTTAGAAGAAGCAGACTATGAAGATATTTCTGACTGAAGTTGTCAAAGATGATAAACCTTTAATAGGACCATATATTAAAGCAGAAACACTTGACAAAGCTATAGAGATAGCTGACATGTATGCTTTGACAATCATAGGTGAACTCTATGAATTAACTCATAACTTGCCAGAAAAAAAGGAGACCATACACTAATGGCTAAAAAGAAAGACCCAAGATTAGAACGAGCAGGAGTAAGTGGTTATAATAAACCCAAGCGTACTCCAAGTCACCCCACTAAATCTCACATAGTTGTTGCCAAAGAAGGTGACAAGATTAAAACTATTAGATTTGGACAACAAGGTGCAAAGACTGCAGGTAAACCTAAAGCAGGTGAATCTCGTAGAATTAAAATGAAACGAAAGTCTTTTAAAGCTAGACATAGAAAGAACATTGCAAAAGGTAAAATGTCAGCAGCTTTTTGGGCTAACAAGGTGAAGTGGTAAATGGCATATTCACAAAAGGTAGTTGATAGGTTTGAAAGTGTTTTAAACAATCCAGCAAAACATTCTGTTGGAAGGTTTGACCCTAAAGACCCTAATGTTGCTACAGGTATGGTGGGTGCACCTGCATGTGGTGATGTTATGAAACTACAAATTAAATTAAACAATGATGTCATAGAAGATGTTAAGTTTAAAACATATGGATGTGGAAGTGCAATCGCATCCTCTACTATGTTTGTAGATATGTTAAAAGGTAAAACTATAGAAGAAGCTAAACTTATTAAAGATAAAGATATAGCAGAAGCTTTAGAACTACCAGCAATTAAATTACATTGTAGTGTACTAGCAGAAGATAGTATAAGACAAGCAATAAAAGATTGGGAACAAAAAGTTGCACATAGAAAACATAATTATTATACATAATGCCTCATTTAGGAAACATAACATTCAAAGCTTTACATAAACAAAAGGGTAGATTATCTATGAGGAGAAACCAAGGTAAACCCGGACATGTTACTCGTGAAGAGTTTGATAAAAATTGGGATATGATTTTTAAGAAAAAGGAGAATAAGAATGCCAAGAAAAAAGACAGCGACTAAAAGAAAGTCGACAGTAAATAAAGCTGGTAATTATACCAAGCCTACTATGCGTAAGAGGCTTTTCGAGAGAATCAAAGCCGGTTCTAAAGGAGGTAAACCCGGACAATGGTCTGCTCGGAAAGCCCAGCTTTTAGCTAAACAATATAAAGCTAAAGGTGGTGGTTATAAATAATGACTAGAAAAAAACGAGACCCTAAAGTAGGAACAGGGAAAAAACCAAAAGGAACAGGAAGGAGACTATATACAGATGAAAATCCAAAAGACACTATCAGAATTAAATTTAAAACTCCAGCAGATGCTAGACAAACTGTGGCAAAAGTTAAAAGGATTAAAAAACCTTTTGCTAGAAAAATTCAAATACTTACAGTTTTGGAACAAAGAGCAAAAGTAGCTGGTAAAACTCAACAAGCAGCAATAGCTAAACGAGGCAAAGAAGCAATAAGGAAGAAACATGTCAAGACTAAAAAAGTCACAAAGAAGTCTTAGGGCTTGGACTAAACAAAAATGGAGAACGAAGAGTGGGAAGAAATCTTCGGAAACGGGTGAGAGGTATCTCCCAGAGAAGGCGATTAAGGCACTATCACCGGCTGAATATGCTGCGTCAACAAGAAAGAAACGAGAAGATACTAGAAAAGGAAAACAGTTTTCAAGACAATCAAAGAAGACAGCCAGAAAAGTTAGAAAGTATAGAAGAGTAAATTAATGAAGTATTTATTATTACTATTATGTTCTATGTCTTTACAAGCAAAACTTGCAGATTGGTCAGAAACTGAACAAGATTTATTTAAAGATTTTATAGCTTTAAATTTAATTGATATACATATGACTCATAGAACTATACGAGATTTTCCTAATGTGGTAGAAGCAAATCCAATTTTAGGACCTGAACCATCATTAGAAAGATTATTTTTACATAAAGCAATAGCTACAGGGACTCTTTATTATCTTTTAGATAGAGATGATATTACAAGAGAAAGAGATATAAAAATACTTAATAGTCTATATATTGGTATTATATTATACAATGGAAATGTAGGTTTTGAGTTAAGGAAAAAATTTTAATGTTTATACCTGATGATTACATAAGAAGAACATCTTCAACTATACCATTTGGTTATGAGTTAGATGAAAACTTTGAAGGTTATTTAAAACCTATACCTGAAGAACTTACTATATTAAAAGAAGTATCAGAAGCTATATTTCATGGTGAAATAAGTTTAGGTATTGGTGTAGATTGGCTAGAAGCAGAAACAGGAAGACAAATGTCAAGACCGGGATTAAAGAAATATGTAGATAAGATATATGGTAGATAAGAAAAAAAAAGTTACAAAAGACTTGACAAATGTTGAAAAAGACTATATACTAGAAGAAAGTAAACCTACGAAGAAAAAAGTAGGTAGACCTAAAAATAGCGAATTATCTAATGTTAAACTAGCTTTACAGGCTAAAAGAAAATTAGATAAAAAAAATCAAAAGGTCAAAAAGCTAACACGAAGTTTAGCTAGAGTTAAAAAAGAAGTACAGAAAGAAGAGAAAGCTCTTACTTCAAATGTTTTAACAGAATCAGAAACAAAAGTATTACCTGATTCTATACAAGAACATTTAGATACTACAGGTTCTTATGTGGCGTTTATGCCTAATGAAGGACCACAAACAGATTTTTTAGCTGCTGCAGAAAAAGATGTACTCTACGGAGGAGCAGCAGGTGGTGGTAAAAGTTTTGCAATGTTAATTGACCCATTGCGATATTGCCACATAAAAGAACATAGAGCCTTGATACTAAGAAGGTCTATGCCAGAGCTAAGAGAACTTATAGATAAGTCTCGTGAACTCTATCCAAAAGCATTTAAAGGTGCTAAGTTTAGAGAAGTAGAAAAGCTTTGGAGCTTTCCATCGGGAGCTAAAATAGAATTTGGCTTCTTGGAAAAAGATGCAGATGTGTATCGGTATCAAGGACAAGCGTATAGCTGGATAGGTTTTGATGAGATAACTCATTTACCTACAGAGTTTGGTTGGAATTATTTAGCTTCTCGTTTGAGAACTACTAATCCAAACTTAGAAACATATCTAAGATGTACAGCTAACCCCGGTGGTGTAGGTGCACAATGGGTAAAGAAAAGATACATAGAAGCATCTGAGCCTAATAAAACATTTAAAGGCAAAGATGGTTTAACAAGGAAGTTTATTCCAGCATTGTTACAGGACAATCCTTACCTTGCTGAAGATGGTGAATACGAAAGGATGTTACAATCCTTACCTGCAGTTCAAAGAAGACAACTGCTAGAAGGTAACTGGGATGTAGCAGAAGGTGCAGCGTTTGCAGAGTTTTCTACAGATGTACATGTAATACCACCTTTTGAATTACCTAGCTGGTGGGAAAGAGTAAAAGGGATTGACTATGGTTATGCTGCAGAAAGTTGTTGTCTATGGGGTGCTGTAGACCCTGATGATAAGACCATCATCATATATAGAGAGTTATACAGAAAAGGTCTAACAGGGGAAGCACTTGCTGACACAATAACACAAATGGAAGAGAATGAAATTAAATCTATTCCGGGTGTACTAGATACTGCTGCATGGGCAAGGACTGGATATACAGGTCCTACTATTGGTGAAACACTTGTCAATAGAGGACATAAATTAAGAAGAGCTGATAAAAATAGGATAGCTGGTAAGACTCAAATACACGAGCATCTAAGACAGCGAGAAGGAGCAGGAAGACCAAGGTTACAAATATTTAGTAACTGTGTAAATCTAATAAAAGAATTACAAGGTATTCCACTATCTGCAAATAATCCGGAGGATGTAGATACTAAAGCTGCTGACCACGCATATGATGCACTTAGATATATGTTAATGAGTAGACCTAGAATGGACCATCCTTATGATAGAATGTTAAGAATTAAATCAGACATATATCAACCTTCAGATAATAATTTTGGATATTAGATGGAAGAGAATACATTTTTAAATGCTGACAATATTTATCAAGATGTTGAAGGTGAAGCTGGTAAAACATTAAGTTTGGAGTTAGACCAGCAAAGAAATCTTATTGGCATTATTAAAAGTAGATATGCTCAAGCAGAAAATTCTAGAGACATAGCTGAAAAAAGATGGATAAGAGCATACGAAAATTATAGAGGTTTGTATGCTAAAAATGTTAAGTTTAGAGAATCTGAAAAGTCTAGAGTATTTGTTAAGATAACTAAAACAAAAGTATTAGCAGCTTTTGGACAATTAGTAGATGTTATATTTGGAACAGGTAAGTTTCCTATTGGTATATCAGAAACTAAAATGCCAGAAGGTGAAACTGATATAGCACATCTTGATGTAAATAATCCAACACCTGACATTGAAACATCTATACCAGATGATATTGGAAACAGAATAGATAGTCCTTATGATGTTGGTTATTCAGGTGATGGTAGAACTTTAAAACCCGGTGCATCTTTTTATAACGGAATCTTTGAAGATAGTCTAGAAGACCAAGCAAAAGATGCCGGTATGCTGACAGATGGAGCAAGTGCTAATCCACAAGCAATAGAATTAAATCCTGCACAAAGAGCTGCAAGGAGAATGGAAAAACTTATCCATGACCAAATAGATGAATCTAATGGTTCTTCTGAAATAAGAAATGCTCTTTTAGAATCTGCTTTACTAGGTACAGGGATTGTAAAAGGACCATTTAATTTTAATAAAAAATTACATAAGTGGGATATGAACGAAGATGGAGAAAGAGAATATAATCCATTAGAAGTTAGAGTTCCTAGAATAGAGTTTGTAAGTTGTTGGGATTTTTATCCTGACCCTTCAGGTACTACTATGGATGAATGTGAATACATTGTTCATAGACATAAAATGAATCGTAGTCAATTAAGACAGCTACGAAACATGCCATACTTTGATGAAGATGCTATTCGTGAAGCTATCCAAATGGGTGCTAACTATGTAGAAAAAGATTACGAGTATGCAATTAAAGATGATAATAGAGCAGAAGAAGATTATCAAACTAACTTTGAAGTTCTTGAATACTGGGGAATTATGGATGCTGAGTATGCAAGAGAAGTTGGTATAGACCTTGATGACTCTATAGATGATTTAGATGAAGTACAAATAAATGCATGGATATGTGGAGATAAATTACTAAGAGCTGTAATTAATCCATTTACTCCATACAGAATACCATATCATGCTTTTCCATACGAAAGAAATCCATATAACTTTTTTGGTATTGGTATAGCAGAAAATATGGATGATAGTCAACAAATTATGAATGGTCATGCAAGAATGGCTATTGATAATTTAGCTATGTCAGGTTCGTTAGTATTTGATGTAGATGAGTCTGCTTTAGTTGGTGGACAAAGTATGGAAATATATCCGGGAAAAATATTTAGAAGACAAGCAGGAATGCCCGGACAAGCAATACACGGATTAAAGTTTCCTAATACATCAACTGAAAACTTAATGATGTTTGACAAGTTTAGACAACTTGCAGATGAACAAACTGGAATACCAAGTTACTCACATGGACAAACTGGTGTTCAAAGTATGACAAGGACTGCTTCAGGTATGTCTATGTTACTTGGAGCATCTAGTTTAAATATAAAAACTGTTGTCAAGAATCTTGATGACTTTTTATTAAAACCTTTAGGAGAATCTTATTTTCAATGGAACATGCAGTTCTTAGAAGATGAGTTAGATGTTAAAGGAGATTTAGAAGTTAAAGCTACTGGTACAAATAGCTTGATGCAAAAAGAAGTTAGAAGTCAAAGACTTACTATGTTCTTACAAACTGCACAAAGTCCAGCTATTGCACCATTTGTTAAGATTTCTAAACTTGTTAGTGAACTTGCCTATAGTTTAGACTTAGACCCAGAGGAAATACTTAATGACCCTGAAGAAGCAGCTATCATGGCACAAATAATAGGAATGCAAAATGTTGGACAAAACAATGGCGAGGAAACTCAACCCAATAGTCAACAATCCCCAATGGCAGGATTACAAGGAACACCTCAACAACCTCAAGAACTTGGTGACACAGGAACTGGTGGTGGCAACATCGGAATCGGAAATGTACCGGCTGCAGGGGAAACTGCGTTTGCTGGTACTCCTAGAGCAGTTGCCGGAGCAGGTGAAGGAGGCACTTAATAGAAAAGAAGATGGATAAATTAGTAGGAAAACAAAAAGAACTAGATGCCAACAATGATGGTCAAATTAGTGGAGAAGATTTTAAATTATTAAGAGAACAAAAACAAGAAGGTGGTTCAATGTCTATGGATAATCAAATGAAAATGGCTATGAATCAATCTATGCTTCCAGATGAAGAAATGGAAGATAACTATTTAGATTTTATAATTGATGAAGCATTAACAGAAGAAGAAGAAGATATGCTTACATCAAAACTAGAACAAGATGAGCAACTATCTATGCTGTTTGATAAAGTATTAGAAGTTGCTTCAGAATTTGCTGGGTCTGGTCCTGTTGAAGGACCGGGGTCAGGAGTCTCGGATTCGATACCTGCAAGGCTGTCGGATGGAGAATTTGTCTTTACTGCAAAAGCTACAAAAGAAATCGGAGCTGATGAATTAATGCGTATGATGAAAGATGCTGAAGCTAATGCAGATAAAAGACAACAAATGGCTAACGGAGGTGAGCCTGAAGAAGAAACTATGACTAGACAAACTAATGAACCTAATGTACAGGAAATTAGAGTTGTTAAAGAAACAGTTGATTCTACTGGGAGAATGATGGAAGATGAAGATGAAATATCAAAAGATATTAAATCTCAAATGATGTTAGACCCCAACCAAAGACATGTCCGTAGCTAACAAACGATAGAGCCACCCTATTAGCGTAGGCACTCTATTATATTTAAACCGAAAGGCGACCTTTACAAGACAAGCCCTGCAAGTGCACATCGCAGCTACCTTGTTAATGAAGCCCTGACTAGGAGTAAGAAAATGACTAATGAAGTCCAAACAGAGGAAACGCCAAATCCTTATAATAAAAATAAATCTTGGCATGAAGGCGATATAAAACCTTTTGAATCATCGGAAGGACTATACTTTGAAAAGCCAGAAGATAAGAATAAATTATTCAAATCTAATGACATAAACGAAGCAGTTAATCCTGAAAATGTTGAAACAGAAGAACTGGAATCTAAAAAGGACACCCCTTATAAGAAACCAGACTACAAGAAACGATATGATGATTTAAAAAAACATTATGATAATAAACTTAACGAGTTTAGATTACGAGAAGAAGAGTTAAAAAATCAAGTTCAACAACCTGAATACAAAGCTCCAAAGACTGTAGAAGAACTTGAAAAGTTTAAAAATGATTATCCTGATGTGTATGAAGTAGTAGAAACTGTTGCACATATGCAATCGGAGTCTAAAGCAAAAGTTCTAGAAGAACGCCTTAGTAAACTCCAACAGCGAGAACAAGAGTTAATACGAAAAGATGCAGAAAAAAGGTTAATGGATAGACATCCTGATTTTGAAGATATTAGAAGCAGTGATGACTTTCATTCATGGGCAAAAGAGCAACCTGATTCTATTCAGAAATGGATATACTCAAATGCTGATGATGCCGACTTAGCCTCAAGAGCTTTAGATTTATTTAAGAAAGATATAGGTATGGATGTTCCTCAAAAGGAAAAGTCATCTTCTAAGACCACAGAATCTGCTGCTGATATGGTTTCAACTAAAACAACAACAGTTGAACCTAAACAACAAAAGATTTGGTCTGAAAGGGAGATTTCTGCCATGAGTATGGATGAGTTTGATAAGTACGAAGAGGAAATATCAAACGCTATGCAAGAGGGCAGAATCACAAAGTAACTATTATAACTTAAAAGGAGAAGTATCATGGCTCAATTTTTTGAACCCTCAACCGATACTAATGCCAACTTTGGAAACTCCGTAAGTGGACAAACTAATAGTTTCTTTTTACCTAAGATTTACTCTAAAAAGGTTTTAAACTTCTTTAGGAAATCCTCGGTAGTAGAAGCTATCACCAACACAGATTATGCTGGTGAAATATCTGCTTTTGGAGACTCTGTAAGGATTATAAAAGAACCAGTTATCTCTGTGGAAGATTACACAAGAGCAACTGATACAACTGTAACAAGACTAACTGACCAAGAACTTACTTTGGTTGTTGATAGTGCTAAAGCTTTCAAATTCATCGTAGATGATATTGAAACAAATATGTCACACATCAACTTTAAAGAAGTCGCAACATCATCTGCTGCATATGCATTGAGAGATTCATATGATGCTGCTGTTATTGCAACTATGTTCTCAGGAGTTTCTAGTTCTTCACCTGACCATGTGTTAGGTACTGACAATGCTACTGACTTAGCTGCTGGTACATTTGATGGAACTGGTAACTTGGACATTGGTTTTGGTTCTAGTGAGCATGACCCTATTGATGTAATGGCTAGAATGGCAAGACTATTAGACGAACAAGATGTACCTGAAGAAGGTAGATGGTTCGTTGCTGGTCCTGACTTCTACGAAGTACTAGGTCAAGCTTCATCTAAGTTGTTATCTGTAGACTTCAACGCAGGTCAAGGTTCAATTAGAAATGGATTAGTATCAAGTGGAAAACTAAGAGGATTTGAGATGTACAAATCTAACAACATTGCCTCAACAACTAATGCTGCTGGTAAAGTGTTGGCTGGACACATTTCATCTACTGCAACTGCTCAAACTATTATTTCAACAGAAACACTAAGAGACCCAAGTTCTTTTGGTGACATAGTTAGAGGATTGCATGTATACGGAGCAAAGGTCTTAAGACCAGAAGCTTTAGTATCAGCTTTCTACGGAATTGATTAATAATCAATCGGGGGAGTCTTAGGACTCCTCCACTTTTTAGGAGATAAAATGGAACAAGAAAATATGAAAGGAAATCCAAAACCAGAAGGAAACATTTCTTACTTTGACACTATTGAAGAAAAAGAAGAAAGATGTAAACAGATGGTTGGGTACAATGAAAGTTTAATAGAAAAAAATAAAGGAGACAAATAATGGACTATGGTAGAAAAAAAATGGAGCATGGTGGAAAACATTCTAAAGATAAAAAAAGAATGGGCATGATGTATGGTGGTGAAAGAAAAGCTATGATGCATGGTGGACCACACAAAAACATGGACAGAATTAAAATGAACATCGGTGGTGCAATGAATGTTCAAGACCCTAATTAATGAAAGTTAAAGCACCAAAAGGCTATCATTGGATGAAACAAAAAAATGGTAGTTTTAAATTAATGAAACACAAAGGAAAGTTTGTACCACACAAAGGTGCAAGTTTAATGGCAAACTTTGCAATACAAAAGGTACATAAAAAATAATGGCTACAACATATTTAGATTTAACTAACGAAGTTCTTCGAGAACTAAATGAAATCCCACTAACTTCTGCAAACTTTGCAAATGCTGTAGGTTTTCAAAAGTTTGTAAAGGATGCAATTAATAAATCTATATTTGACATAGCTAATCAAGAACCACAGTTACCTTTTTTTAGTGCTGGTGTAAGTGGGAGTACAGACCCTTTCTATGGTAATACAACAGTAGCAACTGTAGCAGGACAAAGATTTTATACTTTAAAAGATGGTAGTTCTAGCATAACTACAGACTTTGCTTCTATAGATTGGGATGACTTTTACATAACAACAATAAATGTAAGTGGAGAATCAAGTCCTTTTGTTTCTAAAGGATTAAAATTTTTAACACTAGCTGATTGGAGAAGATATTACAGAGATAGTGAAAACTCAGACGATGCAGATTCAAGTCATGGTGAACCTGAATATGTAATTAAATCTCCTGATAGTAGAAAGTTTGGATTAAGTCCAATACCAGATAAAGTTTATAATGTACACTTTTATGCATTTACAAAGCCTACAGCTTTAGATGCTCATGGAGATACAATGGCATTGCCAGAACAATACAGTAATGTTATAACTGCAAGGACTAGATACTATGTATGGCAGTTTAAAGAAAGTCCACAACAGGCAGCTTTTGCACTAGATGATTATAAGAAAGCAATGAGATACATGAAATCAAATCTTATGAATCCAACGCCTAAATACATGACAGATGATAGAACATATTTTTAGGAGATATAGATGACAACAAAAGTACCAGTAGAACTATCAAGTACCCCCGGAATAGTAGATGGAAGTAATGCTACAGCTATTACTATTGATAGTAGTGAAAGAGTCGGAATTGGTGAATCAAGTCCAGATGAACTTTTAGTTATTGGTGGCGATGTAAAAATTAAAAGTACAAATAAATTACATTTTACAAATACCTCAGACCAAACATCTATTCATGCACCTGCTAGTAATACGATGGCATTTACCACAAATACTACAGAAAGAATGCGTATTGCAAGTACTGGTAATGTTTCTATAGGAACTACAACTGTTGACAGAGAATTAAAAGTTCAAAAATCAGGAGATAGTGCTGTTATAGCAGCAGTTTCAGGCACATCAAATCTTGCTGGTATGGTTATGGGCGATACTTCTGATGATGATAGAGGTGCTGTTTTATATAATAATAGTGGCGATTATCT